ATGTCCAGGCCCTTTCTTTTTGTACTCCTGTTGTTCGTGTTGCCGGCGATTCTGTCGCCGGCCGGCGCTTCCGCGCAGGGTAGGGGAACAGATACGATCAGCTATTCGTCCACCTGTGTCAACTCGACTATTTTGTTTGCTTCCCCTTTACTGGATACTTTTTTTCAACCCGACTATGTCAAATGGCATTTCAGCGATCCCGCGTCGGGCTATAACGACAGTTCCGCCGGTTATAAACCCCGTCATGTGTTCGCGTCCACGGGAATATATCCGATTGAGCTGGATGTATGGTATAAGAACAGCGACACCATAAAGATCCTGGGCTCCATCACTATCGTGACACCGCTGAACTATAACCTGGGGCCGGATATCTATGTCTGCGGAAAGACTCCCGATACCCTGGTTCAGGGCCCCGTCATTCCCGGCGCCACCTACACCTGGAATGATGCCGACACCACACACACCGATACGATCCGCATCACCACATCCGGCATCTTTACGGTTGCTGTCAACGGCTGCGGGATTACGGATAGCATCGGGGTCTTTGCCAGCGATACACCGGCTATCGACCTGGGCAAAAATCATGTCATGTGCGACAGCGCCAACCTGGTGCTCAATGCAGCCTCTCAGAACGGCACCTATGTCTGGACACTTGACGGCAACATCTTACCCGTCACCGATGATCAATTGCAGACACACTATCCCGGCGGCACCTACGGGGTCGTTGTTACCGTTCCGGGCTGCGGCGTATACGATACGACGGTGACCATCACGTATGCACAGCCGATGGCGCCGCCATTTGACCTTGGTCCCGATACCCTGCTTTGTCCCAAACAGATCTTTCCGCTCAATGCCGCCATCCCCGGCGCGACCGCCTACAGCTGGAGTACGGGCGCTGCCGACAGCCTGATCAGGATCACTTCACCCGGCAACTACTGGGTATTCGTGACCTATAACGGCCGGTGCCAGGTGACCGACAGTGTTCTTGTCACCTATCGCAACGATAAACCGCTCGACTTTCACGACACGGCGATCTGTAAAGGCAGTACGCTTGTCCTCAACGCCGATTTTGGACAGGGGATCTATGACTGGACCGCTATACCCCCGCAGCGCAACGACCAGAATCAGACGGGGCAGTCTACCTACTTCGTTTACGAGCCGGGCAAATATGCCGTCACCGCCTCGGTAGGGCAGTGCGTTTATACCGATACGCTCACCGTTACCTTCGATGATAGTCTGAACGTCTTGATGATAAAGGATACCACACTCTGCAACGGAGAGGATTTCTGGCTGCAGGTAAAAGGCAACGCGGATACCTATGCCTGGCAGGATAGCTCGCATACTACGATGTATCATCCGGTACAGCCGGGCATCTACACGGTCGTCACGCAGAATGGCTGCGGAAAGGACACGCTTACGGCCACGGTCAACTTCGTGTCCTGCGACTGTCAGTTATTGCTGCCCAATGCCTTTACGCCGGATGGGAATGGCCGTAACGACACCTTCCGTCCCCTGCATGCCTGTGAGATGACCAACTATGAGATGAATATCTATGACCGCTATGGCGACCTGGTCTTCCGCAGCCTCAATGTCGACGAGGGCTGGGACGGCAGTTACCACGGCCGTAAAGTGGCGCCCGGTACCTTCGTCTGGGCGGTGCGGTACTTTAACCCGGTGGTCAAACAACCCGTATTCCGGAAGGGGACGGTGATGGTGATACGCTGAGACGTACCGGTCCGATACGCCATTCGATACGTCACAGTCCGCATTCAGACGCTGCTGAAAAAGCCGCGTTGTGCAGGCGGACTAAGTGATTCCCTAACGTTTACTCTTATTTGAAATCTCTAACTTTATTCTCGCGCTTGAGTGGGTTCAGGAGTTGTACCTCCCGCTGCTATTTAGCCAATAAAAAAAATGATGACTGGTGCGGCAATGGTGCTGTATTAGTGAAGTTTTTTCGGGCTGTAAAACCCCGATTTTTTTCTTATGGATAAAATAAAAAAACCCAGTATGTCATTACTGGGTTACATCATCAAGATCTTGATGATAATCAAGTTAGCGATCGCCATTGTCCAGTTATTACTGGGCTAGTGGAAAAGCCGGGGATAGCAGCCCCCGGTTTTTTTATGATCACCACAAAGATAATTACCTATCCCCAATAAAAAAAATCCCGCCTTTTGCCCGCTTAATTAAGGCAAACTTCCTTTAATCCAGTGGCGATAATATAATGAGGAAATGATCGTTTTTACTTTGCGACAAGCAAACAACTACATTTTAATTCATCAGATGGCTAGAAATTATCTACTTGACTACTGGGAACATTGCCGAAAAGGTGGATTTGTTGAGATAAAATTCAAGCACAGACAGACTCCTGATCGTTGCAAAATATTTCCCCAATATCAGGGAACGCGGATCGAAGATATTAAACCAGACGATTTAGGAAGGTATCTCATTTGGATTTACACAGATCATTCATATAATGAAGCTATACTGAGCCACTCTGACATTGACTGGATTCGAATTTAATAGCTTACTAAGGGAGTGTTTGGAATTCCGAACCTTACCGGATAACGGCAGCATTCATTTCGAAAATCCGCTGTATAGATGCTTAAGGGGCAGACACCTGACCCGCCTAGCCGACCAGGAAACCGCTGGTACAGCTAACCCGTTGCACCTTCACGAGAGATAACGTAACTTGAACTGTCAATAGTTCTTTCCCTTCAATTACCAGCCTTTGTATGCAAATAAAAAAGCAAGGATTCAAGCTCTACGCCGAAACCCTTGCTAATTCTGAGCGGAAGACGAGGCTCGAACCCGCGACCTACAGCTTGGGAAGCCATCGCCGCTCGTTTTCCATTCTTATAAATTCCTGATTTGCAGCGTGTTATTGTTATTGAGATCCGCCGAAAATTCTTGTTCTATGATGTTCTGTTAATGATTTCGTTAATGGTAGAAAGCCCCGGCTGGCTTAATTATCCCACATTTTATTGCGCTGTTGTTTTCAATCTCTTCACAACAACGGGAACGCCCGATGATTCTTTTGTTAAGGTCATTTCATCCGGAGAATTGAATTGCGCGACAAAGCGATGGCCTTTCGACTCGAAGACAATAACGTTATCGTGAAATCCTTTTAGTTGGTAGTCTTGGTTAAATGTTTCGCCGAGCGCAGTTCCGCGATATGTATGCTCCTTTGAATTGATGGTAACAGAAAAGCCGTGCTCATTTACCCAGGTACCATCAATGTAGAAGTAAATATCGGGTTTGGGGGAAGGTTCGGAATTGTTACCTCGAAGGAACCATACTGCCAACCCGATCACCAGGGCAGCGGCAACTCCCACTATCGGGATAAGGAATTTGGGTGATCTTCTGTTTTCCATTCGACTAAGTGTTTCTATTTAATTTTAGATTTATTTCCTATTACGTCTAACCAAATCGATTATTATTGCCTCCCCAATCTTCATTCTATGATTTTCCTCTCGCCTTCACCAGCCTAATCCGCTATTGTTTAAACCCTTAACCAGAAGGCCTATGTCGAAGAAGAGACGAAAGAAAAAATTTGATGGCTTTAGCTGTCGCCCTGATCAAGCATTATTAGCATGGTATTATCCCGCAGTTCCTTCATCATGTCAGCAACCGGTCGATTGTAATGGTCTGCAGCAATCTTCGCTAAAAATTGCCCCTGAGCCTTAACAACTGCTTTGAGATGTAAAATCTCCTTGGCCATTGACTCTTTATCGAGACCAATGGCCATTTTGTTGTTATTAGTATCTTTTTGTAATTCGTCCTGGAATGCCTCTTTTAAGATGCCAACCAGTTTTTTGCCTCCCCCGGATTTTTTCTGTTTGTTCAGCCAAGGCCTCGAATAGCCTATCTTTTGCGCAATCTCCTCAAGCGTCAATTGCGTCTTAAACTGAATTTCATCGAGTAAAGTTTCCAGTTCCTTAGACAATTTCTAACGTATTTGGTTGTAATTGAATGTTATCTAAATGTGTCTTTATGTATTGTTTTGTATCTTTTTGTGTCCTACTTTTGGGGCGTACAAACATTACGACACGAATATATGAAAGTTAACCAACAGGTATTGGACAAAATAGACAATCCTACCACACGTAACACATTGGGCTCAAAACTCCGCATTGGCGAGCAAACTATCGCTGTTCATCTTCGCAGGAACAAGGAAAATGGTCGCATGACCAAATATGATGCACTGCAAGCGATGTCTGAAATAACTGGGGTTCCGATCTCGGAAATATTGGAGGAAGGGACGATTCTGAAAGAGACCGCAAGTTAAGTGCGAATTCTGATAGCTGCAAGCAATAAGCGAAATTTTACACCGACATGTTGTTAATCAGTCTATTGTGAATAATACAATACATAAACATCAAGCTTTAGAAAATAAATTACTCAGCTTGGAGGCCCTGGCTTCTGCACTGATACAAGAGAGTTACGAAGCAAGAAGAATGCTGCAGGCGGAAGAGGTTTCTACCTCATCCAACGCCCAGCTACTCACTCCTCTTCAGTTGGCCGGGATATCTGCAAAACGTAGCGCCAGGCTCGAAAAGCAAAAACTAAGGAAACGATGACCCGCTTATTCATCAATGTGCCAAATGCCGCTTTTCACAAGATCGTGCGTCAATACGCCCGGCAGATGGGGCGCCCGATATTCACCGTGAAACACCAGCAATCCGCCCTTCTCAACTATACATTTTTTGCAGCAACCCGAAATTAAAAACTGTATGAAACCATCTATCCTTTTCAGAAGTCTCATTTTCGCCTTTCTTCTCCTCTATTGCATGATCTTTTGGCTTTGGCTATTTTGGATAACGACATTCATAACGGCCGCTTTTATCCTTACTACCGTAGCAGGAGCAATTGTGTCTAATTATTTCTCTCAAAAAGCAGAAAAGGAGGGCTTATGATGCAGGTACCCATAGATCAATTGTTCATTTTGCTGGTTTTGACTTTCATCATTGGATCGGCGTTCGGGGCATGGAGGCATCGTCGCTCAATTGATAAACGCTCACTCAAGGCTTGGCGAAAAGTACAGGCAAGTATGCCCAAGGCAGTGCGGGACAATTAAGATAACAAATTAACCGGGTAGGATCGCATCCTTCAGTCCTTTACATTCTCCTTGGAGGAAAGCGGCCTCGGTTTTAATCAATACTACTAAGTTTTTCTACGGTTTAGAATTTAGGGGTTAATCGGCCTCGCATGTCTATGCAAGGCCTCCTTTTAAAAAAATGTTTTTTTCATAGGATAAGGTTTAATGGTCTCCGGGGCGGTTGATCAACATATTGCGGGTGGCGTAAGTACGCGAGGTAATAAGTGCCGGTAAAGCTGGCGGCGAAAATACTCGTAAAGTAACCTCACTGAAAAGCACACCTGACCGAACCGTCCCCGCAACTTTATTGGCAAACCTGCCGGGTCGGTTACCCGGTTCTATACATATGCGCAATCACTTTCCTGACGAATTGAAACTGGCCGTAAAAGGCCCCGGAGAGGACGAGGATGAAGATGACGATGTCGAGTAGATCCTCTTTGTTGAGCTTTTAAGTTACAGGGCCGGTGCAATGGCCGGCCCTTATTTCACCGGATTTTCTAACCTTTCATAGTCGATATCATTCATGGGACTCAACGAAATAAGAGCGCTAAAGCATCGGCAAACCGGATTAATTCCGGATGAAGGTTCTCACGTACCTGTTGTCCACTCGGGTCCAAAGGATCGGAAACCTCTCAGGCGAACTCCCTCAGAAAAAAACAAGGATAAAAAAGCTCTTGACGTCTGGTTTGAGGCAGTCGCTGCAACGGTTAAAGGGGAGGCTGTCTGTTGGGAGTGCAATAGTAGAATCCCGGATGCTTTGCTGAGGGCGGCAACCGCTCATATTTTCCCAAAGAAAGATTTTATCTCTGTAGCTACTCATCCGAGCAACTACCTTTTACTGGGCGCTGGATGCTGCCATGACCGGTCACATACTGTAGCCCGATTTTGTAAAATGAAAATATTCAGCGAGGCGGTTGATCGTTTCCTTGAGTTCGAGCATCGTCTTACAGCAAAGGAGAAGGCTTTGAAATACTATACTCTTTTTTTGGAAGCGGCCTTTGCCGCCTTTCCTGATAGAGTTTCCTATTTAATATCATCTCAAATTAAACCGCATGCGTAAAGAATTTATCGACCATGGAGGACCTGGCAAAGAAACCGCATTCCGCGCGGAAAAAAAGTTTGTCCGGGCGCCTAAGGTCGTCGGCACCTTCACCCAGGGCGGCGTCCTGTTTTACAAAGACGATATCGGCGGTGTTCACGACGCAGCTACTTACGATCGGGTGTTCGGCAAACGGGATTCATCGGCTATCCTCCCGAAGAGAAAGTCTGAGTATCAAAAAATCTTCAAACCCTGATCTATGCCATACGTCAAAGAGGATACATATAGTAACCAGAACCCGAACAAGCTATATGCGAAGGCTGGTACCGAGGTCATCATCGTAAAGGGCGATCATGGCATTTTCATCGTTCAGTCAGTGGACGGCGGCGAAAAGTTCTGCATGGTCGACTATGAGCTTACCGATAACCTGGCTGATTGCGCAAAGGCTGCCGGCAGTGAATCGGGTACCCGCATCGCCAAGGTTATCCAAATAAAAGGCCGGATGAAGCAGTCTTCCGTGGATCAGGGCAAGCGCGCTGACGAGCCCGAACAGGCAAGCCTCTTTTAATAGCCAACTAATCTAAGCTTTATAAATCTCACCCAATCACCAAAATATAAACCATGGCAGTAAAAGACCTCGCACTCGATGATATCGAGCTATTACACAACTACCGTCAGACGGAGCCCGTCTCTGAATCTGATCCGGATATGATTGAGCTGGCCGCCAGCATTAGAAAGGATGGCGTATGGCAGGCAGTATTGGTCAGGCCCCATCCAACGGTTGCCGAGAAATACGAGCTCGTTTTCGGTAATCGTCGGCTGTTCGCCAGCCGCATGGCTGGACGACCCACGATCCCGGCAAATATTAAGGCCGTCTCCGATGAAGATATCCTTATGGTCCAGATCACGGAAAACCTTCAAAGAAAAGATGTTCATCCCATGGATGAGGCGATAGCCTTTCAGTCGCTAAGGGTTGATAAGGGCCATACGATCGAGGAGATCGCCGCCAGGTTCGTCCAGAAGCCTGAATTCGTTACAATGCGGTTAAAGCTCAACGACCTTATACCTGAACTTCGGAAGCGTTTTCAGAAAAACGCTATCCTGCTCGGGCATGCTATGATCCTTTGCCGGCTGAAGGCTCAGGATCAGCAATCCGTCTCGAGTCACAACAGTACATTCGGATCCGTTGAAAACCTTCAGGACGCTGTAAACCGGAATATCCTTCGTCGTCTGTCTTCAGCGGCTTTTAAACAGGATGACACCACTCTGGATATTAAGGCCGGTCCCTGCACTACCTGCCCGAAGCGCTCCGGTTGCAATACGCTCCTTTTTGCGGACATCAAGGAGAATGATCGCTGTTTTGATAAGGCCTGCTTTGAGAACAAGGCGGAGGTGTTCTTTGTCCGGCAGCTGCAGGAGATCATCGAGACCAAACCCGAGATCCATCTCATCCAGGATGGCTCCCCGGTAAAGGCTGTCACTACGCTTCTTCGACAGATGAATGTTAAGCCTTTGGAAGATTGCCAAACCTATCAGTCAGGCCGGTACAATAAGAAGGCGAAAGGATTTTACCTCAGCGGGCTCAATAGAGGAAAGATTGAAAACATTTATGTTCTCGGCAAAGCAGCTGCTCAGGTAGATAAAAAGACAGGCCTCGTAAAGCGGACCGTTTCGGACATCGACATAGAGGTTGAAGGTATCAAGACCCGTCAAAATCGTGCGCTGGAGCTTGACGGTGAAAAGGTCTGGACCAAAGCGCAGGAGCTGTTCAAAAAGCCCGCTCTGTTGACCCGCCTGCAGTTCGCAAATAACATCATTGTCCTGGAGGAGCGCAATGCTATGGCGTATGCCCTGGTTGAAGGGATGGAACATGATGAATACCGCAAGGCCGCTTTTAAACTGCTCGACTTCAAATCCGGCGGCAACGGATATTATGTCCTGCAGCTTAGTCATGCCAAAAAGATGAAGCCGGTAACAGAGGACACTCTGTCCCATCTTCTTCGTCTATATATGCTCTCTAAGCTCTGCGGCGGATTATCCGCTGATCAAAGCGATGGCGCCTTTATGCTCATGCCTGTCCTGCAGCTGCCTCAATACCTGAAGCCGGAGATGGAGACTGTCGTTGCCGACCAGAAGGCTGAGTCCGACAAACGCATCGTCCGGGCGGACAAGCGCCTTGCTGCCCTTAAGCTGGAGAAGAAAGAGCTCGAGGCGAAAGACAAGCCGAAACCGGCTGATAAGGCAACGGTCAAGAAGGGGAGTAAAAGCGAAAGTGATCATGGCCAAAAATCCGCGCCCCGTAAAAATCATCTCGGGCAGGAGCTCACAAGTTACGGCCTTGAGGTCCTTCCGGAACATTTGCCTCCAACTTCTGAGGGTAATCCCGAGCTGGAAGAAGCCTGATGATTTTCATTTACAGTAACTAATAGGCGCCGGACGCCAATATCTTAACACCAAAAGTCAATAAAATGAAATTGATCTATTTCTCTGAGCAGACCCTGCCAAAAGAATGGGGGGGGGGTAAACAAGGTTCCCCGGGTAACATTCGCCAAGGCCGGGACCATCACCTTCAACACCGAAGCCGTCGAACTGATGGGCATAAAAAACGGCGACAAGGTGACACTGACCCAGGACGAAGAACACCCGGAGAATTGGTATTTCTTCAAAGACCGGGAGCACGGCTTCGCGATCCGGGAAGATGTCAAAAAGAAGATATGCCTCTTTTCGCATGCTGTCCTGGTTCGCACTTTGGTAGAAGCACTGGGCCTCGATCGGGAAAAGAGCGCCAAAGCGATGATCGCCGGCCAACCCACCGTCATGAAAGGGGATAAGGCCGGCACACAGTATTGGGGTATCATTTTCCGGCCTTCCCTGTAATCATCATTAAAACACGCTATATGGACGCAAAGTATTTACTGCAGCAACTTTTTGATAAGACAGCTGCCATGCGCAAGGCGCAGAAAGACTACTACGGTTACCGGGGTGACCCGAAAACCGATCCTATGAAGAAATCCTACCTGCAGGAGGCGCAGCGGCGCGAGCAGGATGTTGATCAGTTGTTGCATCAGTTGCCCCGAGTATGCCGGAGCTGACCCAAGTTCCGGGGTAAGACCCTTCTTTCATTTATACCCTTCCGTACCCGCGAATACATAGAACAGGCAAAAATCCAAGACCGAATGCCAAATAGAATGTTACGCGACTGGACCGATAGCGATAAGATCAAATTACTCTCTGTTCATGCTGAGCGGTTCTTTGTTCGACTGATCATGAAGGCGGATGACTATGGTTGCTTATTCGCCAATATAAGCCTGTTGAAGGCGAGCCTGTTTCCCTTGATGCTCGATGGAGTGAGAGAGGCCGACATTTCCCGTTGGATGGCCGAGTGCCAGAAGGCCGGACTGATTGTTCTCTACGAAGCCACAGGCAAAAGGTACCTACAGATACAGGACTTCCGTCAACGCCTTGATAAAGCGAAGAATAAGTATCCGTTACCAAATTCCACCGACTTCCCGGAAGTCGTTAACGAGTTCCGGGCTGAATTAGAAACCGAAGTAGAAGTAGAAAAAGAAAAGAATACAGGGACGCCTTCGGCGCCACACACAAGATCGGGTGAGAGTAGGGGAGATAAAAAAAAAATCATGCCTCCTACACATCAGCAGGTCGCTACATTTTTCAAGGCTACCGTGGGCGATCCGCAACATCCCCAGCATTGGCCAGAGGACAAATGTTACAATCAGGCAGGCCTGTTCGTCGATCATTACGAAACGAACGGCTGGGTGCAGGGCAAGAACAAGCCGATCAAGAACTGGCAGGCAGCTGGCCGGAATTGGATTCGGCACGAGATCCAGGGCATCTTTAAGCCGCCGGATCGTCCCAAACGCGATGAGAAGCCGACGCCCCCGCGCACCCATCAGGTATATGACGGGCCAAAGCTGAACGACATACAGCGTGAACTCAATGCCATGTATGAGCTCTGGCTGGATAACAGCAGCATGGTGACGGTCATCAGCATAACGGCCGATCACTACAACTTCCTGAAGAGTACTCACCTGGTTGCCTTCTCACAGGAAGAGGTACAGCGAATCAAGGCGCATGTTCAGCAATACATGACCGACCACCAGCTGGAAGGAGATATCGTCGGCAAGCGCCTGATGAAGGCATACGGAGTTCTGGAATTTTTCAAACAAAATAAAACACTGGGGATGGGGACTTTATTCTTGTTATGATCGAACTGCATAAGAAATACTGGTATTTTGTCGGCATCGACACTGGCGTAAAGACGGGTTTGGCTTTCTGGGTTCCAGAGGTTAAGCACTTGGGGATTTACACATACCCGATTCACGTGGCTATGGATACAGTCCAGACCATGCAGCGCCATATCGTCAAAATCCTGGTCGAGGATTCGCGCCAGGCTGTCTTTGGGCGCCAGCTGCAGCAGCACCGGCTGAAAGGCGCAGGCTCTGTCATGCGTGACGCCAAGATCTGGGAGGATTTTCTTACAGACCTAAAAGTCCCCTTCGAGATGGTCAGGCCTCGTAAGCAGCTGACGAAACTGAACGCCGATACCTTCCGCAAGATCACAGGGTATACCGGCAAAACCTCTGAGCACGGCCGGGATGCGGCTATGCTCGTCTTTGGACTCCAAAACCCCAATCAATGGCAAAAGCTGACGTAAAGATATTCGCCGGTAACCTGCGCTACCTGATGAACCAGCGCGACCTGGGAACCAAGGAGCTGGCCACGGAGCTTTTCATTGCGCCGCCCCGGGTGAAGGCCTGGTTAGAGGCGAAGTGCTTCCCGAAGGAGAGCCTCCTGATCCAGCTCTGTGAATACTTTGACTATTACGACATTTTCAAACTTTTGACTCAAAAACTATCAAAGAATGAAACCGACTAAAGAACTCATCAGAGATCTATCGCCGGCGCAGCGTCAGGTAATCCTTAACACGCGAACTGCCGGCAAGTATGTTCGTTATGACTCCGCGGGCATCATGCTACTCCGCCGGATGGTCGAACTGGGCATCCTCGTTGAAGAGAAATCCCGCAAGAAAGGGATCGAGGTCAGCCTGGCGCCTGGATGGGAAGAAGTCGATATCGATGTCACGCCGCGCAAACGCGAGCCGTGGGTACTGGCCGGGGACTGTCCTACCGTTATCCCAGATCCCCCAAAGCCGAAAATTGTCCGGCCGCCGACTATTTATAGCAACCGCTCACAGCAGGAGCTTATTGATCACGTTTTAAAAAATTATTGAATTATGCCGAACAAACAACAGCTTGAATTTCTTGGCTCCGCTCCCTTTTCTCCTAGTCCTTATGTGTCCATCGGCTATCCCCCGGATTCAGTTCTGAAATTTTTTCCTCCCCTACAGAGGATTCTGCTACATATGATTGATGGTGGATTTGCACCTGCTGATTCTTCAATAGAGGGATTATATCAAGTATCTACTATTGGTCCCGTTATGATTGTTTCTTGGCGGGATTATTCCGTATACACCAGGCCCTCGACGATCGCTACCATCGTAGGCACAGGATTTGGCAATCCTGAAGAAATGATAGATGCCGCTTTCGCCAAATTTCCAATCATCATGGGTCGTATGCCTCGGCCATTACCCCTGTCGGATGAATTGGAATATCCCCTTGTGCCGGCGATCGCGAGAAATATCGGGATTGCCTTCGCAACATGGATTCACATTGAGGCCTGGATGCAATTATCTGACGGAACTTGGGAGAATCATTCCCACAGCGATACCTCCGATGACGAGTTATACGACCTATTCGTTCAATCTCAAAACCAGTTACATCAATGAAGCTTAAACAAACCATCGTCGGCGGCATTATAACTATTGCTATAGCCGGCTTTACAACCATCGTTTTGCTAGAATTGGGATGGCGCCCTGAATTTCCCTCATCCCAAGATCAGGCTGACACGGAGCCGGCTATGGACGATACTCTGCTGATGAACCATTCCGAGATCCCTACTATCGAACATAACGAATCAAGCCAGATGAGAAGGAGGGATAGCTTATGAGCAGGATAATTAAATTCAGGGCCTGGGATACCCAGCATAAAGTAATGTTGGAGAGTGTAACAGTATATGCGGCCTCTGATCACCTTGGTATTGACCTTGATGAAGCATCAGCACACTATACCGAAGATCAACTGGAAGGAAGTGACGGCCACATCTACGTCGGCGATGATTGGATTTTCATAATGAACGGATTCGAACTGATGCAGTTTGTGGGGCTGCTGGACAAGAACGGGAAGAAGATATACGAAGGGGATATCCTGATGGACCAGTATGAGGACATCCAGCCAGAGACATGGGAGGAAGAGGCCGGCACGATAACCGTAAAAATATATTATGCAGTAGTTTTTAAAGATGGGGCCTTCGGTTGGATCGGCCGGTTCACCGGCCAGTTCTTCAGCTTTCATGACCTCCCCGTGCCGGAGATGGAGGTCATAGGCAACGTCTACCAGCATCCTGAATTATTAAAGCAAACAATATGAAAGTCAAAATCGAGGCCGATCTGGTCCTAAACGAAAAAGAGACATTGCAAGCTGTTGCCGGGGCCTTAGTTAGGCGCGAAGTAAGGGAGCTGATGGAGGCGTTCCCGCCCGGAGAGCATTTTACAATGGAGCGCCCTGAAGGAACTATCATCATTACAAAAGGGTAATTACCCGCAAAAGGAAAGAATACATGACAACCAATCTTAAAAACTACACCTCCGAAGTCCCGGCGATCACGTCAATTGGCAAAATCGAACACTGCCTGGTGCAGGCCGGCGCCACCGACATCAGCAAAAAGTATACTGACGGCGTCTGCACGTCCGTCACTTTCCGGATGATTGTCAACCAGGTCCCGGTATTTTTCCAGCTGCCGGCAAAGGTTGACGCTTGTTTCAAAAACCTTTGGGGAAGCATGACCAGCCGAGGGCAAAATCAGGCTGACCGCAAAAAATGGATGACCCAGGCAGAACGTACTGCCTGGAAGATTATCTGCGACTGGGTAGAAGTCCAGCTGTCGATGATCCAGCTCGAGCAGGCGGAAGCGCTGCAGATATTCCTACCATATGTCTATGATCCGACTAAAGATCAGACCTTCTATGAAAGCCTGAAATCAACCAATTTTAAATTACTTTCGAACGGATGAAAATCGAAACGATTGACGAATTACATCCTGCCCAAACCATGAGAATCAGCATTCATGTATAATATCCAATCCGGTCCAGATAACTGGAATAAATTAACAGCCAGGGAAATTGAGATAATCAGATCCGCCGCAATAGGATCGAGCATTAAAAAAACAGCTTCCGATCTCAAAATTTCGGTTAATACGGTTTCAAATCATAGGAAAAAGATCATCAAAAAACTAGCATGCGGAAATATATCGAATGCAGTCTTTCAGTTGGGAAGCGTTCAGAGGAATAGCTAAAAATAGCTATTCCTCTTCGTGAAACATCGGTTGTATCTTCGTCTTATGGTTTATGTTAATGCGGGACCTGCAATATTAAAATTGCGATCCATCTCCAAAGAATTGAGCGAGCCTAATCTTGCCCGCGCTGTTTCCAGAGCATTAAATGAAACTATTCTTCAAGGCCGAACTCAGGCAAGAACCTCCGTTAAAGCCATCTACAATATCCCGCAAAAGAATCTTTCGGGGATCAACATACAGAAGTCGTCATCGAAATCTTTGGTGACGACTTTGTTTGCGAGCGCCACTCCTATACCGATGGACGCATTCAATCCTGTTTTCCATACAGCAACCCGCACCATATCAATCACGCGCAGAGGCGTGCAGAAGATCAAGGGTGCCAAGAAGACGCAGGTAGTAGGGCAGGGCGTCACTATCGAGGTCATCAAAGGCCAGTCGCAGACTATTCCTTTCGCCTTCATGATTCCGAACGCCAAACCAAGGGTATTTGCCCGCGGTGCATATAAAAGCGGCAATCTATTCGGGTTTGTACAGCGAAATAAGCGTATAAACAGCACAGGAAACGACATTCCTATCAAGCCTTTACTGTCTATTACAATTCATGCTGCTGTCATCAATGACAAGGCATTGCAGGCGATAGAAAAGAAAGTTAATGAAGTGTTCCCACGAATTTTTGAGCGCAATGTCGCGTTCCTAATGGGCTCCCCGGGGCCATAAAGGAATGTAGGGGGTGGCCGTTTGGGTCCTTCCCCCCTTAGTTTTTATGCGGCTACGCTGAGCCGCAAACAATTTTTAGTTACAGGTTTTTTTTAAGTCCGCACAAGTCCGCAGTTGGATGGCAAAAAAGGAACATATATCGGCGAGGGAATATGCGCGGCGGTTGAACATCGACGAGGCGGCGGTCCGTAAGGCAATATCCAAAGGCCTGATCACTCGGGGATATGATAAAGCTTTGAAAAAGATCAACCCTGTCGTTGCGGACAAAGAGTGGGGACACCAGCACTTGGTTATAAAACCAAAGGCCGGTGTAAGCAGGGCGAAGGCAATTGAAAAACTGGTCGCAGAGCCATCGAAGGATCAGCCGGCCGGAGCTCTTTTCGAGGAAGAAAGTTTAGACCAGCTGCTGACGTCATTGAAAATAACCAGCGGGATGCAGGCGCATGAGGCGATGAGGATAAGGGAGGTTATAGGCGCTGCACTGGATAAAAAGAAGCTGGAGGAAGCCGAGGGTAAGCTTGTTCAAAGGGAGAAGGTAGATAAAGCCCTCTATGCGGCCGGCAACGAACTGAAGAAGGCTCTTTTTAATATACCTCAGCGGATAGTCCGGGACATCATGGCCGCCCCGAATGAGGTTGAGGCGATCAATATCTTTAATACTGAATTGACGCAAGCGCTCAATTCGTTTATAAACCTGAAACCCGATTTTACACGTGCCTGAACTTGCTGATGATATTGACCTTTCGGTAATAAAAGGATTCTACACTGGCCTGGCGCCGGATGCTGTGATGTCCGTCGCTGAGTGGGCTGATCAGAAAAGAATCCTACCGGAGACGTCAGCCGAACCGGGTAAGTTCAGAACCAGCCGAACCCCATACGCCCGTGAAATAATGGAAAAACTGTCGGTCAGCGATCCTGCGCAGAAAATCGTAATGAAGAAAGGATCCCAGGTTGGCGCTACTGAGATTGGGAACAACTGGGTGGGATACTCCATCGACGTCGCGCCGGCGCCTTTTCTGTATATTATGCCCACCGATACCATGATGAAGAAGACATCAAAGCAGCGTATAGAGAAAATGATCGAAAGTACTCCCGAGCTTCGAGCGAAGGTTTCGAGATCAAAGGGTAAGGATTCAGGCAACACGCTTATGTACAAGGAATTCCCTGGTGGCTTTTTGTCAATGGTTGGCGCCAATAGCCCTGTTGGTTTGTCTTCGACACCGGCAAAAAACATTTACGGTGATGAGATTGATCGGTATCCTGAAAGCGTTGGCGGCGAGGGATCAGCAGTTGATCTGGCTGAGACCCGGACAGCGACATTCGGTAATCGGCGCAAAATGTTGCTGACCAGCACCCCTACCAAAAAAGGCGCCAGCCAGATCGACAATGAATTCGAAAAGACTGGCCAGCGTTATTTCCACGTTCCCTGTCCCCATTGCAATGCTTACCAGGTGCTGGTTATCGAGCAGCTGCGTTATGAGGTTGGAAAGTACCAGGCTGTCACCTATGAATGTCTGGAATGTAATAAAACTATAGAAGAGCGCCATAAAACCCGTATGCTCAATGCCGGTAAATGGGTAGCCAAATATCCGGAGAAAGAGGATGGGTATACTTTCGGGTATCATCTTTCCGCGATGTATAGCCCTTACGGCATGTACTCCTGGGGCCGCATGGCGAAGGATTACGAAGAAAGCAAAAACGATATTCCTAAAAAGATAGTCTTCATCAATACAAAGCTCGGCGAGTGTTATGAAGCAGATCAGGGGGACAAGCCTGATTGGGAGGCGCTTTATGAGCGCGCTGAGAAATATGACCTTAATAGGCCATTCTCATCGGTGACCATTATCACTGCCGGCGTGGATGTTCAGGCTGATCGACTGGAAATAGAAATTGTAGGCTGGATGAAAGGGAAGCGTTCTCAGCAAATCGACTACCGGGTCCTGTACGGCGATACTGCACAGTCGGCCGTGTGGGATGATCTGGAGAAGATACTTAATGAGACCTGGATACGCGACGGCGACAAGGCCGTTCTTCCACTGCGTCTTATGGCTGTTGATACGGGGTATAATACTGAAAAAGTCTATTCTTTTACCAGAAAGCATAGCATAAGCCGGGTAATTCCGATAAAGGGCCGCGAAAACCTTGATACTTACGTCGCAGCCCCTAAAGCTGTGGATATCGTCAAGGCGGGTAAGAAAATCGGGAAGGTCAAGGTTTGGGGAATAGGGGTTAGCATGATCAAGAGCGAGCTATACGGTTTTCTGAAATCAAAGATCGATCTGGAGACTGGAGAGATTCCCGACGGGTATTGTCATTTTCCGCACCGGGATACCAATTATTTCAGGGGCATCACCGCTGAGGAGATTATCCTGACAAAAAATAAACGGGGATACGATGTTGTTGTATGGATGAAAAAGTATAAAAGGAACGAGCCTTTGGACTGCAGGGTTTACGCCCGGGCAGCGGCATATGTCCTTGGAATGGACCGGTGGACGGATAGCAGGTGGGCGCAGGAGCAGTATGCCTACGTACCCGAAAGGGACGAAGCGGTACCGGTCGCGCCATCGCCGAAAAATCAAGTACCTGCGAAAAAGAAATCGAAATTTTGGGGGAACAGCTAAAATCCTAATATGCAAAATCTTATCATAAAGCAAAGCGTTCTAAATCCTGCGGACCGGGAACTGGTACAAGCAATAAAGAAGGCTACCTGTCAATATTTCGACATCACCGAGGAAAGATTGATGGAGGATTCCACTCCGACAGTAGCTAACATCCGGTTTTTGTGCTTCTGGCTTATTGGCCATAACACCCATTTAAAGGATTATATGATCGGGCAGGCCTTCGACAAGGCAAGGAGTTCTGTTCTTTATGGAGTGAGCCTGATTGATGCGCACAAGGATATCTATAGACAAACTTTAGACAATTTGAAGGGCATTGCCCGTATAGCCGATAATTTTGAAAAAAACTATTCATGGCATATACTACCGATCAGTACCAAACATTAGTCTCAGCCTTAGCCCAGGGCGCGATGATCGTAAAATATGCTGACAAAGAGGTTCAGTATAGATCCCTTGATGACATGATCCGTCTCAAAAGGGATATGGAATTGGAGTTAAACATAGGCGCAGCAGGAAAGTCCTCACGCAGGTATGCGCAATTTTCCACTGGCCTGAACAGAAATTGTTAAAATGAAAAGGAGCCTTCTTGATAAAACAATAGAATTTGTGTCACCACGCGCGGCACTCCAACGGTACTCTAATCAGGCCCGGCTTGACGTTGTTCGGAATAACTTTGAGAAAATAAAGAAGGCGCAGCAGCGCAAGTATGACGGAGCGTCGAAGGGTAGGCACTATCATGGTTGGTATTCCGCAGAACTCAGCGCCAACCAGGAGGTGCTACAATCGCTGTCGTTATTAAGAAACAGGAGCCGGGATCTCGGGCGTAATAACGCTTATGCAATAAACGCAACACGCGTTATTTCCAACAATGTCGTTGGAATTGGTATAATACCCAGCCCCAGGGGAATCCGAGACTCGCAGTTAAAGGTCATAAAGGATCAATGGAGCGAATGGGCCGGGAAAACCATTTGCGACTATGATGACATGAACACGTTCTATGGTCTGCAGTGGCTCATCATGAAAACTATTATTGAGAGCGGGGAGTGCCTTGTCCGAAGGGTTCGCGGGACCAGCAAAGACGAGGTGCCTTTGCGGCTCCAACTGCTAGATGGCGATTTCATAGACACTGCAGTACACAACGGGGTTTGGCAGACTGATAATACCATTACTTATTACGGGATTAAGTTTAATAGGCAGGGGCGCCGGTTGGGCTATTGGATCTTCAAAGGCCACCCGAATGAATTTGGCGGGGAGTCGGAATTCGTTGACGCTAAAGAAATCTGCCATCTCTATGAGGTCGAGCGCGCCGGCCAGATTCGTGGGGTTCCGATGAGCTGCGGAGTAATGCTTCGACTTAAGGACCTGGAGGACTACGAATTTACCGAGCGAACCAGGGCGAAGGTTGCTGCATCGTTCGCGGTCTTCGTGACAGAAGATTCGGTAGAATCCACCAATTCTGGCGAAACCCCACAGCTTGAAAAGATAGAACCTGGCTCCATTGAATATCTTCCACCAGGGAAATCCATCTCGGTTGCACAGCCTCCGACAACAGCCGGCTATTCTGATTATGTAAAAAGTAACCTTCGCGGCATATCCGCCGGTTTTGGGGCCTCATATGAATCGCTTACCAACGACTACAGCAATGTGAATTTTAGTTCCGGTAGAATGGGGTGGCTTGAAATGAATAAGAATGTCGAGCGGCTACAATGGAATCTTATGGTGGCACGTTTTTGCGACAAGGTGTATCCGTGGTTCATAGAGGCAATCCAACTCGCTGGATACATACCACTTAGTGCAACCCCTAAAGTAACCTGGACTCCGCCACGCCGCGAAATGATAGATCCGCTGAAAGAGGCCCAGGCAATCAAGGAGCAAATGCGCGCCGGCATGATCTCCTGGCAGGAAGTAGTCCGGATGAATGGCTATGTTCCGGAAGAATTAATGGCCGAGCTCAAAAAGGACAAGGAAATGTGGGACAAGCTGCAGCTAATGCCTACCTCCGACGCCCGATTCGATAGCAACCGGCCACCCGATGAATTAGAGGGTGGTTCTGAATCCGAGCAGGATGAGGAACCGGAGAAGCCCACCGCTAAAAAGTGATTTGTCGAAGTTTTGACTAAAGTTTGACTATAGGACCCTTTGTTTCAAATATAGTTTTGACGCTGATAATCTTCAATGAAGGAAACGCGTCAAATAATAGGTAAACAGTATTTCAGGGCTACCCTTGACAAGAACTCCATTAACAAAGATGCGCGGACTGTTGATGTTGTCTTCGTTACAGAACGTCAGGTAATGATGTACAACTGGAACATGGGCCTTTTCTTCGAAGTTCTCCCCTGTAATGAAACGCAAGGCGATCTTACGCGCCTAAATAATGGCGCTCCACTTTGTGATACCCACGACACTTCTTCTGTTAAAAATGTTCTCGGCGTTGTTGAGAAGGCCTGGTTTGAGTCTGGCCTCGGTCGGGCGACTGTTCGCTTTAGCAAACGCGCTGATGCTGAGCTGGTTTGGCAGGACGTTCAGGATGGCATTGTTACCGGCATTAGCGTCGGCTATATAGTGTATGAATACGAGGAGATAGGGGAGAAGGAAAACCTACCGCTGGTTCGCGCCAACAAATGGGAGGCAACCGAGATCTCTTTAGCGCCTGTACAGGCCGATATCGAGTCGGGAGTGGGGAGAGCAAAGGCATCGGACGAAAAACACGATATTTTATTTATTCGCAATCATACAAATTCTAATACAATGACAGAAGCTGAAAAAGCGGCACGACGCAAGCGCAATGCTGAAATCCTTAAGGCCTGCCGCGCCGCCAATTTGAGCGAAGATTATGCGGCAGAATTGATTGAAGGTGATATGACCCTGGAACAAGCCCAGGCGGCTATCTTGGAAAAAGGGAGGGCTCTCAATCCTCCAGCACCGGCACCTGTTCCTGCAGCTGAGCCAGCTCCGGTAAATGACGGCGCTGCAAGAAAAGCGGAGCGTGAACGTATTACCGGCATCCGAAGTGCTGGCCGCATGCTCAGCCTTCCTGATATTTTCATTGAAAATCTTATCGAAACAGAAGTGGCTCCCGACCGTGCCAGGTCATTGATGATCGATGAGGCCGCGAGGTTGAATCCTGTTGAGCCAAGGCCTCAAAGCGGAGTTCGGGCCGGAGCGGACGAGAAGGATAAAAAGTCAAAAGGTATGGAGGCTTCTTTGTTGCAAAGAGCTGGCGCATTGCCTGATAAAGATATCGCCGATCCTGGCCAATATAGAGGCATGACCCTGATGGATCTTGCTAAAGAGTGTCTGTCCGAAAGGCAAATCGAATGGCGCGGACTTTCTCAAAGGGAAATTGCGAATCGCGCCCTTCAGATGGCATCCCGCGACGGTGGCGGAGGAATGTCTTCCGGAGATTTTTCATACATCCTGCAGAATGTCCTTAATAAGACCCTGCGCGCCATGTACGATCTTCAAACAAAAACATTCACCCCGTGGACGCGGAAATCGACAACCTCCGATTTCAAACAAATCCTTCGTGCGCAGCTGGGTGATATCAAACTCTCTAAAGTTCAGGAAGGCGGCGAATACTCGTTCGCAACTGTGTCCGACTCCGGGGAAGTATATAAGGTCGCGAAATATGGCAAGATTGTAAATATCGACTGGGAGGCGATCGTTAACGATGATCTGAGCGCCCTTTCCCGTATACCGACTTTCCTGTCCGCAGCCGTGGCACAACAGCAGTCCGATCTTATATATGCGATTCTCACCGGTTCCCATCTCATGGGGGACACGAACCAGCTTTTCGACGCAGCTAATCACGGAAATTATACCACACCAGGTACCGATATTAGTATCGCCAGTCTGACCGTAGCAAGGAAATCACTCCGGGTTCAAAAATCGCCCGGTGGCAATGTCCTTAACCTAGTGCCGAAGTTTCTGATTTGCGGCCCAAACAAAGAGCAGGTTGCTCTCCAGTTTCTTTCAGCAAACTACACAGCTACAAAAGGCTCCGATATAAATGTGTGGGCTGGCTCAATGACCCCCGTCATCGAGGCTCGTATTGCCGATAATGCCTGGTTTCTCAGTGCTGATCCGAATACCGTAGATACTGTCGAGTATGCCACGCTCGATGGGCAGGAAATTTACACTGACAGCCATTACGGATTTGAAGTAGATGCTCTGCAATGGAAGGTGCGGACTGTTTTTGGTGCAAAGGCGATCGAATGGAGATCTCTCTATAAAAACGCTGGCGCATAATAGTCGGCTCTAAAAAGATTTTATACCAGGAAGGCCTTTTTTGTAGAAAGGCCTTCCTACAAAAAATAAGCGATGAAAACGCAGATCAATAAAGGGAAATCAATCGAAATAACTACTCCGGCCGGAGGATACGCAAGTGGTCAGGTCGTTAAAGTCGGCGCCCTTGTCGGCATCAGCTCAAACACCTACGCCCAGGGGGATACCGCTGTGATCTGGCTGCTCGGTACGCATTTTGTTGCCAAGACTGCCACACAAGCATGGACTGCCGGCGCCATCCTGTATTGGGATGATACCGCAAAGAGTTTCACCACCACGTCGGCTAGCAACACCCAGGCAGGGTATGCCTGGGCAGATGCCGCATCAGCCGATACCACCGGATATGTTCTTTTAAGCCACTAAGCCATGGGCAATCTGTTCGACGTGCTTCAGATCACAGCCCACTCAGTGGTTACCACAAGCATGGGTTATCCTGCGGCATGGACGCCATCGGCAGGTGGTGCGACACAAACTGCCACAGTTCTTTTCAATAATCCGATACAAAAAGCGGAAGTGACAGATCAGGACTACGGCGACATCTCCGCAAAGATCGAGTTTCTGCAGGGTGATTTTGATGGTCTTTATGAAGCAGTACGCAGCAGCCAGAATGAGATTGTCACGATCGCCGGGCTTAATTATGTCTGTTATAAGGTGGGTTCAAAGTTTGACGGAAAAACGGTCATTATTTATATCGAACTCGAGCAATGAACATAGAGGTGATACAAGATAGCATCGTAGCGCAGATCCAGGCCTCATTTACGGCGGGATCGTTAGCCTTTACGGCACAACGGTTGCCGGAATCCGATGCTGAATATAAGAAAGCCGTTCAATCGCCTATTTGTTTCGTCGCTTATACCGGCAGTACTTCTCCCGGCGTAAAAAATACCAATCCGACTTCCCAAGATCGAAAGCTTCAGTTTAGCATCCAGGTTATTGGTCTCCTTTTGTATAACGCCAACGGTCTTCATAATGCTGGCGACTATGTAGAAAAATCGATCATTGGGTTTCGGCCGACGAACTGCGATCGTATCTACCTGGTGAAGGACGAATCTACCCGGGGAGAGGACAAACTATGGACGAGGGAATTTCAGGTGGAGGCAATGACTGTGCTGGTCCAGGATAGCCTGAGTGAACCGATTGTGGTTCCCAGCCTTCAACGTGTTGATGTAAAATTCCAAAACGCCGGGAATCCTTTGGATGCGGATAACGGCCAAACTGACCAAAATATCACAAATTAACAGTAATGAAGAAGTATACGTATACGGGGAAGCACTTGCATCAGGCTACGCTTCGGTTTATTGAAACCGACGCTGAGGGAAAAAAGACCTCAAAACTTCTCAATGTTAGCCTGTCAAAAGGGTCGTCTGCGGATCTGCCGCAAGACAATGAGCATGTCAAAAGCATGGTGGCTGCCGGACTGCTGGTAGAAGAAAACCCAATTTCTAAAAAGTAAATTCGTAATAATGCCCGCTCAATATTTGCATGGTGTAGAAACTATCGAGGAAGAAATAGGCGGCCAGACCGTCCAAGTTGTTAAATCCTCCATAATTGCTCTTTACGGGATCGCGCCGATAGGGCCGGTAAACCAACTGATTCTCTGTTTGAACCCGACAGATGACGCTCAATTTGGCAACCCGGTGCCTGGGTTCAACATTCCTAAGACTCTGCAGATAATCCGGGGGATAGCCGGAAGTACGCCTATTTTGGTCGTCAATACTTTTGACGGCACTGCGAACACCACACAGGTCACCGACGAAGCAATCGAGGTCGTAAATGGGGTACTATCCCTTTCCGCAGCGCCAGTAGCAGCGGTAGCCCTAAAAAATAATGACGGAACAGCCGCAACCATTGTCCAGGGAACAGACTTCACTATCGACGATTACGGAAATTTCAAAGTCATTTCCGCCAATATAACGGACGGGACAACGTATAAATTCTCGTATAAGAAACTAAATCCTGCCAGCGTTACACCCGTGCAGATCACCGGCTCCGTGGATGGAAATAACGCCCGGACGGGTATCGCGTTGTACGATCTGTCTTACAATATGTTCGGGTATAAACCAAAAATCTTTGTCGCACCTGGCTATAGCAGCGTAGCTGACAATGTTATAGCAATGGCTACAGCTGCTGCAAAATTTCGGGCAATCTATTTGGTAGATGCCCCTTATGGGACCACCATTGCGAATGCTATTGCTGGTCGGGGAGTTGCTGGCGCCATCGTCTTCAATACCGCGGATCCACGAGCCTACCTACTGTATCCCTTTATCAAAACATTTGATGATGCCACCCAGGCGGATCAGGACTATCCTTATTCGGCCTTTATGGCAGGGGTAATTGTCGCAAATGATCTTGCAAATGGCTACTGGTTCTCGCCTTCAAACAAGGCAATACCAAACGCAACCGGATCGGAAAGAGTGATCGAGTGGTCTATTAACGATGCGAGCTGCGAGGCAAACCAACTGAACGGCGCGGGAATCACTACTATAGCCGCAGGCTATGGAACTGGAATGCTGACATGGGGTAATCGCAATGCAAGCTTTCCTACTTCCAACTCGGTCAAAAACTTTGTTTCCATACGCCGTACCGACGATATGGTAATAGAAAGCATGGAAGAGGCTGCATTACCGTACATCGACCAGCCAATCAATCAGGCATTCATAGATACCATGCGCGAGGCAGGAAACACCTTTATGCGAACACTTATTGGCCGGGGGGCCATTCTTCCGGGAAGCCGGGTGACCTATAGTAAGGATGATAACCCTTCGGATCAGTTAGCCAATGGCCAGATAGTTTTTGAAAGAACCTATATGGTCCCTCCTCCAGCTGAGCGGATCACATATAAGGACGTGCTCGACATTTCATTACTCAATCAGTTTCAATAATCGAAAATGGCTAATATAAACCTGAATAAGATTACCAATGCCAACCTGTATAGCTCGGGGAACAGCTATTTGGGTAAGCTGGAAGAATTAACGCTTCCTGCAATCAAGGCTAAATTTGTGGAGCAAAAAGCTCTAGGAATGATAATGGGTATCGAGCTTCCGAGTGGCTTTGAAATGATGACCGGTAAAATGAAGTTCAATGCCGTTTATCCCGAACTGATATCGGAATTCGGCAGTCCTTATATTACCCGGCAAGTTCAGGTTCGGTCAAATCTTGAAACCTACGACAGCAGTGGCAGGATCGCCGAGGTTCCCATCGTAGCCTTCATGTCGATCCGCTTCAAGGATGTATTACCTCCGATTACCCTCAAGCAGAATGACAGCCCTGACCTGGAGAGTGAATTCAGCTCGACTTATTACCGGTTGGAAGTAGATGGCAACAGGATCATTGAGGTGGATGCCTTCGCACAAATCTTCTTCCTCAATGATGACGATCAGCTGGTTAACTACCGTATAGCACTGGGATTGTAACCTTTAAATATGTGGGAGGGGTGGCCGGCAGCAGTTGGTTTTAGCGGTCATCCTCTCCTTTTTTTTATTCTTAAAATCAACTGACATGCACAACGAAACTGAAATGCAGCTATCCCTTACCGGCGATCCTAATAATAATGGTATGCATAGCAAAAGACCCATCGAAAGTCCTTCTAAATCAGACACCAACGATGGCTATTTTTTTGAAACAGAGATAGATCGGGAACTCGGGATTAGAACAAAATTGTTTGATAACGGCAATAGAACGAAAACAGTCTCGCTATTCGATGGCAAGACGGCAGTAGTGAGGGAGCTTACCGGACGGGATACAAAATCTATTTCGCGATATCAGGGGCAGGATCAGGAACGGTATATGATCGCAGCGGTAGCTGTAGCCACAACGATCGACGGCAAAGCGGAAATCTTCGAATATTTTGAGGGTATGAAGTTAAAGAGTCTGAACAAGCTCATAGCGATGTTCCAGGACCTAAATTTTTAGTTAGCCGTGATGTGGTAGCCTATACGGCACATTATTACGGCCAAAGCCCCTTGGCTATAGAAACCTGGAAGACCTCTCAAATAGATGAATGGTATAACGAGGCGGTAAAATTGGAGAAGGAAAAGTGGAAAGCCGTAAACAGTGGAGAAAAATCTTAAAATAGCGCTGATTCTATCCGCAACCGACCGAGCGTCGGCCGTGATGGGAAAGGTGTTTGCAAGAGCCGAGGCCGGCGCGAAACGCCTGTCAACTTTCAGCGCAGGTCTCGGACGGCTGGGCACCCAAGGAATTGTTGCCGGGGGAGTAATTACGGCTTTCTTTGGGAAGACTTTAAAGGATGCCGGAGAAGCCGCCAAGGCTACTCGGCGTTTGAATGCTGCGTTCGATAACCTGGGATCCAAGGGAAAGGAAATGGCCGAGCAGGGTAAAAAATTCGCCGAGGCTTACCAATTCAAAATAGGAGTCAACGACGATGAGATCCAAGCGGCCGAAACCAGGCTGGCCGTATTCCATAAAATCTTTACTGAAAACGCTCGGCAGGCCAAAATATTTGAAAGAGCAACAAAGGCTGCCTTTGATATGAAGGCCCTCGGCTTCGGCGATGATGCCGCGACCAATGCACAAAAACTGGGAAAGCTTCTTAATGACCCGCTGAATAATCTCAATTCCATGGGCAAAGTGCTGGGAAGAATAACCCCCCTGCAAAAGAAGCATGTGCTTCTTCTTTACGAGCAGAATCGGGCCACTGAAGCACAGAGCTACGTTTTGGGACTGGTTGAAAAACGATTTCAAAATGCCGGGGAGAAAACCCGCACTATGGGCGACCTGATGAGAGTCCAAATGCATGAATTAAGCATTGAGATCGGCAATCAGCTTCGTCCCGCCTACACTGCGCTTCTCACTAAAATAACGGAAATATTACCGAAGGTGATGTCCTTTGTAAAGAGCCATCAAGGGCTAATTGTCGCTATGGCTAAAGGCGCCGTATTCCTTTTATTATTTAGCAGCGGAATCAAACTATTGAGCTTTGGCTTATCTGGAATAGCGACTGTGGCAAAGGTGGCTCAATGGGGCATTGCCAATTTCGGAAATATCGTTGCCTGGAGCGGCCGTGTATCGGCTTTTGCTGGCCAGGGCTATCTTTTGGGCGCCAGGGCGTTGAGGACCTTGCAATATGAGGCAATTTTCAATGTGATCCCGGCTATGAAGGCTATGGGAAGCGCCGTTGTTCGGTTCGGGATGACGCTGCTCGCCAGCCCTATTACTTGGTATATTTTAGCAGCCGTAGCACTCGCTGCGGTCGTCTATTTGGTGATTAAAAACTGGAGTAAAATATCGGCCTTCTTCCAGCGGCTCTGGGCAGGAGTAAAGAGCATCATGCTGGCTGCATGGGAGGGCATAAAATGGGTATTCTTCAACTTCACTCCAGAGGGACTGATCATAAAACATTGGTCTAAGATAGCTTCGTTCTTTACCGGATTGTGGGCGAGTGTTAAAAATGTATTTGCGTCTGCCTGGAATTGGATAGCAGGCCTTGCAGGCCGGTTTGTTCAGGCTGGACGGAACATAGTGACAAGTATCGCAAAAGGGGTGTGGGCGGTTGCCATGGCACCCGTACGGGCTATTATGTGGATAGTTAAGAAGATCCGCAACTTTTTGCCTTTCTCGCCGGCAAAGGAAGGGCCGCTGAGGGACATCCATCGGGTAAAGATTGCCGAAACAATTGCGGCATCTATCAACGCAAAACCTATGGTTGTCGCATGGAGCCGGGCAACGAGAAGCTTGTATAATCAGATGAATCGACCAAGTGCAATTCCGGCTACTTCATCAACGGCAACTACAAGTGTCCATTTTAATCCGATTATCCATATGCATGGGGGGGCGGTGGCTGACGCTGAAAAAATATCGGAACGCCTTTCCGCGGACTTCGAAAGGCTTATGAAGAACCACGAAAGGAATCAAATCCGGAAAAACTTTTAATATGACGCGATGTATTGTCAGTTAGGCACAACGGTGTATGACGGGCTGAAAAGCTTTACCTCTTTTTCGCAAGACGGGGATGTGGTCCTGGTTGAGCATGCATTAATCGGGATCAAGCCCAGACTACAGCCGTCCGGATTGAATCTGGAGACAGCCACGCTTACTCTTTTCCTCCATCAGGAATACTGCATTGTAGAGGAAGAAATTGCAAAACTGATCAACTCCCGGGATACATTTGAAATATTGCCTTTGCTGTGGGGTAATGGGAAAGTGGAGGGTAATTTTGTAATCAAACAAATTACCCGCGACAAAGTCCAGCAGGACGAGCTCGGCAACACCTATGCAGCGGCGATCACCGTGGTCCTGAAGGAATGTGTAAACGATAACAAACTGGACCAGGCTCAGCAGGACGCGCAGAAAAACGCATTTGCCACCGGTAATAAGAAGCCGGCCACGAAAAGCGTGAGGGTAAACCCGGATAGTTGTCAGAAAAAATTTAGCGACTCAATCAGTAGAATACGATCCTATGGGCAGGGCGTGAATCTGGCTGTATCAAAATCGGAGCGGTCAGGCGCAACAGTACTCTATTGCGAAAATATCATAACTGAATGCATTGCAATCATCTCAGGAGTTAATACGACCGGCAGTTGCTTATTTGGTAATGAAAATGTCCTGGTTAACGCCAACAATGTGAAAACCGAGGCTGATAACCTTCGGCAAGATACCGCTGACTTCCAAGTTGGGTCCGACACTTTAAAATCTGAGAATACATTACTTCAATCGGGGATTTCTGCCCTCGTGTCCGCCTCGAGCTCAGTTATTCAAAAAGCAATAATACCCTGATGGCCAATACCGAATATATCACCAAGCCCGGCGACCGGTGGGATCTTATTGCTTACCGGGCATATGGCACCCTCAATATGATCGTAGACGACGACGGCAACCTGGTTAGCCCTATGGCCATTGTCATCCAGCAAAACCCGGATATTTCGGTAACGGATATCATTCCGGAAGGACTGCTATTGCAAATTCCAATTATTGTTTCAGCAACGCCTCAGACTGATTTGAGCTTGTTGCCGCCGTGGAAAACGAATTAAAATGAACCTATCCGTCGCCACCTTTACGCTTATCTACAACGGGAAGGACATTTCGGAAGATGTGTCCAATCAGGTTTTAACTGTGGAGTATCAGGATAAGGTCACCGGTCAGGCGGACGAGATATCTGTCACGCTGGAAGACACCGACCGGCGATGGCAGAACAGCTGGTATCCAACAAAGGGTGATACCCTGCAGCTCTACATCCGATCGGCCGGCCAGCAGCTGTATTGCGGCACCTTTACCGTGGACGAAATAGAATGCTCCGGCAGCACTGACGGTGATATTTTTGCAATCAAAGGGATAGCCGCCTCAACCAGCAAGCGGCTGAGGACCAGGAATAGCGTCGCTCATGAAAATAAAAGCCTCCGGGAGATTGCCAACACGGTTGCCTCGAACTCTTCGCTGACCCTAATGGGAAATATCAAGGATATACGCTTTGTGAGAGCGCACCAATACAGGGAAACGGATCTCGGCTTCTTAAACAGGATCGGCGCCCAATACGGTTATGTCTTTTCTGTTCGGGGAGATCAGCTGACATTTACCTATTATCAAGATGTTGAGGGAAGGGCGCCGTCTCTGGTGCTAAGCCGGGAAGACCTCCTCAAATGGAATATGAAGGATTCCGCGCACATGACCTTTAAAAACGGACATATAAGCTACCATGTCCCGAAAACGAAAAAGGTCGTCTCTTACGACGCCTCAGAGGATGAAGCTGAGGGTACATCGGATGACGAGCTGGAGATGAGGGATAGAATTGAGGATGACCAGCAAGCCGAAAGTACTGCATCGTACCAGTTGCACAACCATAACAGCAAGATGGTAGGCGGCGAAATTTCACTGCCGGGGGACATCCTTATTCTTGCCGGTAATAACGTCCAGCTACAGAAGCTTGGAAAGTTTAGTGGCATCTATAGCATTCTTGACAGTCGCCATACAATCAGCAGGGACGGAGCCTATCAGTCTTCGGCTACGGTGAAGCGGGTTAAATTAATTGATCAATCGCTATTCAAATGAAATTCACACTCCCCTTTAAATTTGGTATAGTTAGCGACGCCTCGAAATCGGGCTACGCCAAGGTTTTTTTTGAGGAAGACAACATTGTTACGGACTGGTGGCCAGTCATCCGGATGACCAGCCTGAAGGATAAGCAGAGCTGGCCACTGAATGCTACCGAACATGTTGTATGCCTTTGCGACGAAAGACTGGAGGATGGAGTAGTCATTGGAGCAATACACAATGATGACGACATTCCGGATAGCGGGGCAGCGCCGAGCAAATTTCGTCAGGTCTTTGAAGACGGAACGGTCCTGGAATATGATAAGGTTTCCCATGAATTTACTGGAACGATAAAGGGGAAGGCCACTATTAATGCAGATAGCGATGTGACCATTACTACCCTGTCGAAAGCCACGATCCAGGCTACGGAAGTGGACATTGTCGGTAATGTTTCTATCACAGGAAACCTGTCTTTTTCAGGCACGCTGGCCGGCGGATCCGGCGGCCAGGTCAGTTTCGACGGTACAAAATTGACTGCGCCCAATTTAGAGGCGGTGAACGATGTCAACGTCGGGACTGTTTCGCTGAAGACACACGTACATCCGGGCGTAACTTCCGGCGGATCTTCAACGGGGGTGCCGGTATAGTCCTGACGAAAGATTGACTAAACTTTGACTAACGGGCCGACTCCTTATTTGTGAATTTTAGCGCCACAAAACGTGGCAACACTAACTCAAATATTATCCCCGGTCTGGACTTTGAGCATTTCGGGGAATGGCCAGGTCGCGGAGGGCATAGAAGCAATCCGGCAGTGCATCGATCTTATCGTAAGGACCACCAAAGGCACGGATCCGCTGAGGCCTGAGTTTGGCAGCGATGTTTACAAGTACCAGGATTTGCCTGTTAATCTTTCCATTCCAAGGATAAAGAAAGCTCTTTTGGATGCCATCAGCCTCTGGGAGCCACGTGTAAAAATTTCGTCTATAGCCGGATCACTGGTGGGCACTTCAAATCTTCAATTCATCCTGACCTATACGCTTGTAGACGATGCCTTGACAGATTCTCTGACTTTTTTAATCAATAACGGAGGCATTTACGCAGGGACCGGTAAGCAACGGCTCATACTTCGCGGATACTTCCCGCCAAACCCGAATAGCTTTCAATACCAAATCAGTCTCCTCCTGGATGGAGGCCAGATACTGCCGGCATCACCTGAAACGGGATTTTCCACTATCCAGGAGATGTATACGTGGGTTCAAACTAACTGGCTAAACTATGCCCAGTGGTATCTTACTGCAAACAGCATCGTTGGCTTCATCAATGGCGGTTATTCACAGGGTTCTCTATCCGTAAGCCTTTTGGCTCAAACCAGGTACGAATCGTTAATACCAGTGGCACCCATTGGGTTTAAATACTCGCTTACAGTTGTCTTAGGGGTAAGGATCTATACAAACACGTCAGACATATTTACTCCGGGGCAGCTGCTCAATTATGTCCAAAATGATCCTGTTCTGTCTGCTCTTGGATTTTGGCAGGTCCTGACAAATGACGGAAGCTTCAACGACGACTTTATGGATGACTTCGATTTATACACTCAATTCCTACAGGTCATCACCGGTCAGGCCGGTGTAGTAGTAATCACAATAGCGGTTATTTCTCAATAATGGCAGACCTACCATCCATATTCCCGGAAGATATTGCGCCAGTCCAACAACGGCTGCAGGCCAGCCTTGAACAAGGCCTGGGGCGATCCCTTGCACCCGCGGATCTGGAGGTGCTGATCTTAAATACGTTTGCTTATGAGATTCAGCTGCAGCGGATAAGCGGCAACCAAGCGTACCGGCAGAATCTTGTAGACTTCGCAACGGGTGCTATGCTGGAATATCTATGCGCGTTGATAGGGGTGACCAGACTGGCGGCATCCGGCGCAGTATGCACACTGGAATTCGACCTGGTAGACGGGCATAACGCAGTTCAGCTGCCGGCTGGAGTTCGGGTTCAAAGCGTTGATGGGCAGGTAATATTTACGACGATAGCAGCCGTTGATATTCCTTCGGGTACGAATACCGTACAAGTAGATGCAGTGTGTCAGACTGCGGGACAGGCTGGTAACGGATATGATGCCGGAAAGATCAGTATTATCCTGGATCCTCAGCCATTTGTCGCAACGGTCGAGAACACAGAGGGGACATCCGGTGGAAATGACGCTGAGACTGATGACCAGCTTCGGAGCCGGGTAAAGCTGGCGCCGGCAAGTTTCAGCGTCGCTGGCCCTAAAGGAGCTTACCAGTATTTCGCGAAATCGGCGGATCCTTCGATTGTGGATGTGTCTTGCGTCACCACCAACCCCGGCGAGGTTACGCTCTACCCATTGTGCACGAATGGGACGCTGGCAGCAGCAGCCCTCAAAGATGCCATACTGGCAATATGCAGTGACGAAAAGGTTCGCCCTCAAAACGACACCGTGCTGGTCGCTGACCCTTCTGTGATCGAATATCAAATTAACGTTCAGCTGGTCACCTTAAATGGCGCCATAAATTCAAGCGTACTCGATCAGGTGAATACAGCCCTGAGTACTTACAAGCTAAATCGACTGAATAAACTGGGGATGGATGTGGTAGTGAGCCAGATAATAGCCCTTTGCATTATTCCTGATCAGGTTTATAAGTGCTCGATAATAAGCCCGGCGGCTGATATCGTTGCTGACGAAAGCACCTATACCAGTTGTACGGGAATTTCAGTATCAATAACTGGTAGTACTGATGGCTAAGCCGATGGCTGATAGTGTCGCGTACTTGCCGGAAATGGATGCCTGGTACAATACGATCACGCAGGAGCTCGCGCAAATTGATTTGAATAAGCTACTGGTGTATTTGGTGGATCTGGTTGATCCGTCGGCGCTGCCCTATTTAGGAGCTCAATTCGATGTCCTGGGATACAAGGGCTTTCGGCTGGCTACGACCGACGCCGACATGAGATCGATTATTAAAAGAGCCATCGAACTGCACAGATACAAGGGCACCGAGTGGGCGATAAAGGAGGCATTAAAAAGCATAGGCTTTGCTGATGTCGCTCTCATTAAAACAGGATATGACCACTGGGCTAAGTTCGGGATACTGATAACAAATGAGAGTGTTCAACTGACCGACAGTTCTTTAAACGACATCACTCAGATGGTGCTGGAGTACAAAAGAGCCGTATGTGTACTGATGGAAATAAGACTGACTATCCAGGTGACGGATGCGCTGTTTGTGGATGACGCTGATGTGATGGTCAACAGGGAAATCGACGCGAACGATGTTTTGATTATTTCCGGGGCGCTCTTTTATGATGGTTCGGCGGAGTTCAACGGGGATCACAGTTTTAGTGGAGATGGCGATGTGGTTACTATAACTCAAATATAACTTATGGTCCTAAATACAGGCGTTACGAATGTAATGTTGTTGCTGGCCGGCGACGCAGGAGGTAAAAAATTCTCAAAGATCGTTGTCGGAACGTCTGGTGCAAACGTGACTGGAACGGAAACGGCACTGGAGAACCAGGTCGCCAAGGACATTCTGACGTGGAACAATCTTGGCGGAGGGTTTGTCCAATTTAACACTCAGCTTGATCCGTCCGATCCCGAAATGGTGATTCAGGAAGTCGGCATCCTGGACGATGCCGGTGATCTCTGCTACCGACAAGTGATTACCCCGCAAAATAAGGTAAGTGGCGCCACTTATACAGTTTCCTACAAAATCAAAATCCAATGAGCCCATATACTCCGCTTGATGCATTTTCCGACGCCGAGATATATGATCTCAGCGACCTGGTAAAAGGCGGTACTACTGGAGATGCTAATCTTCCCATTGAGGCGCTTTTTAATCAGACTAACTATTTGAAAAATCGTCTTCACAGGTGGGAGGGGATTGAGGTATTGACAGACAACGATGATTTTAATGCCGCTGATATAGGCAACCTTCTCCTTTTCAATATATCCGATAATAAAACGTTCAGCCTTCCTACTTCCCAATCACTTCCCTCTGGGACTCGTATTGCTATTCAGGCCATTATACCCACCATTAAAGCTTTGACAGTCCAAGGCTCGAATCCTATAATAGACGGAGGGATCTCATGGGTAAAATGGGATGACAACGCCACGTCAGGAATGTATTTGCATGATGGGGACAAACTGATCTTGGTCGCCGCGGATGACCATTGGATTGTTGAAAAGGCCGATGGGAATTTCTATAACGCCGGAGAGAGCTTCAGCGGACGTAAGCAAGCGAGGAATTCATTTGTTGCGAATGGCACAACCTACAATAGATCTGATATACCCAGGGTAACACTTTTCGCTCTGTCTCTCGGCGGTGGAATAGTATCCGATGCGACATGGCTTTCTGATCCTGGAGGGGCACCTGTTTATCGCGGGTGCTATAGTTCTGGAAATGGCTCAACCACCATCCGCTTACCTGATGAGCGTGGGCTTTCAGATAGGCATTTGGATTTAGGCCGGGGGCTTGATATTTATCGGATGTACAATCAGGCGGGTGGCTTCGAGGAAGAGCAACTTCAAAAACATGACCATATCATGCACGGCAAAGGACCCATCCCCGGTGGAGGAGGGCCCTATTGGATGACCAATAAAAATGCGGGCTATTCAGGCGGCGGCTCAAATGCTTTAGGTGGCCGCCAGACGGTTGATCCTGACATGAGAACGGGAGATAGTGTCGGCACACAAAACATTGTAAAAAACATAGGCAAAATCCCTTTAATAAGATATTGATGAAAAAGATACTTTTCCTCCTGATTTTGTTGAAAGGCATATGCGCCTTGTCGCAGAACCTTGCGGATACGGGGGCTATCCGCGCCTATAACAATACGTATGTTGTGGCAAATTCTGCGAGGTCCGTTACGGCCACAAACCTGAATGTTCTCTTTAACGGCCTTCTGAACGTCTTGCCCGGTGACTCCTTGTCGGTGGCACAGGGCACAGCGAATGATACGCTTTTCTTTTGGAGAAAGAAGGTAAAGGCTTTTTATATTTTGCTTAGGGTAGGGGCGGGGTCTTCTCCAGGGCAATATGCTTCTTTGACAGATGTAACGCTGACCTCTTTAAGCGATGGGCAGGTCATCAAGTGGAATGCCTCTACCAACAAGTGGAATAATTTTACCATAGACAAGGGTTTTGTCGGCTTGGGAAATGTTGAAAATACGGCTTTGTCTACCTGGGCAGGGTCAATCAACATAACCCGACTCGGAACGGTCATATCTGGAATTTGGAATGCCTCTCCGATATCTGACTCTTACATCTCATCGGCGTCCAACTGGAATGCAAAACAGTCCGCCATCACTCTCGGCAATACGGCTCAGTACTTCAAAGGGGATCTATCTCTGGGAACACTGAACGCGGTAGCCGTTGGGCTTGGAAACGTTCAGAACGTCGATCAAACGAATGCTTCCAATTTAACCTCCGGATCGGTGCCTTCCGGTAGATTTGGTAATTCCACCATTCCCATCTCTGCACTCAATGCCTCCGGCGGGACTACAAGCGACTTCTTGAAAAAAGACGGTACATGGGCGACTCCGTCCGCCGGAGTGACCGCTTATTCCGCACTCACGGATGTTGCCCTCAGCTCGATACTAAACGGCCAGCTTGCTAAGTGGAATTCGACGACATCAAAGTGGAACAATTTTACGCCTGGCTTTACCGACGCCACCGGCTGGCTCGGGTATGTCCCAATCAACCCGACGGGTACGTCCGCTCAATATTTTCGAGGAAATGGATCTTTGGCTGTATTTCCCACCGATTTATCCTCCTTTGGCAACGGCCCAGGTTATTTATCGGGAACGGTCGGGGTCACAGCGGGAGGATCAGGTAACAGTTCCTTCAATCCTTACTGGTTGATAGCGGGCGGTACTTCACCTACTGGGCCTTTGCAGCAGATATCGGGAACAGGAACAGCGGGCCAGGTCCTGGTATCAAATGGAAGCGGTGCCTTACCCAGCTGGCAGGTAGGGCCTACCTCGTCGGCCTATTCCTCTCTTTCGGATGTGACTTTATCTTCGATACTCGGCAATCAGCTGGTCCGGTGGAACTCGTCAACCTCGAAATGGAACAACTTCACACCTGGAATCAGTGACATTACTTCGTGGCTTGGATATATTCCCATGAATCCGACCGGGACCACCTTACAGTATTGGAAAGGAAATGGCGCTCTCGGTACTTTCCCCACAGCCGTATCTTTCTTCATCAATGATATGGGTTACCTGAAACCTATTGATAGCGCTACTCTATGGGTACAATGGGCGCGTCTTTACAATTCTCTTGACAGTATGAGGATTGTCAATGACTCGCGGTATCGGGCGACTCTCGACACGCTATACGCCCATTTTTTATTGACCAGGGCGGCCGCATACAAAATATCGGATAGCCTTGCTGGCGACTATATCTCCCGGCTGACTTTAAAAAGGGATTTGCTCGATACGTCTTATACTCACTTATTGATGACCCGCGCATGGGGATACAAAATATCTGACAGCCTGGCGGCGATGATCGCCCAAAAGTTGACGATTGGAGACACCGCATACGCTCACTTTCTCATGACCAGGACGTGGGGCTACAAGATTTCGGATAGCATCTTCGCTGTAATGAACGCCGCATTGACTCTCAAACTGAACAGCGCCGATACTCTTAATCGATATAAGTACCGGAACGACAGTACCGGATTGGGAGGCTTTAGCACGGTAGGTAATCGGAATAAATTGGGAGATTCATTATCCCGTTCAAAGGTTGACAAATCTGACAGCTCCGGTACAAACTCCTATCTCACCCGTGGGACCGGTCAGGGAAAAATAGATTCTGTGGCCGCCGCCAAAGTTGACAACTATACTGGTACTGCCAAGTTCCTGGGATCAGGAACGTTCGCCGGCAAGCCGGTTGCAACCACCGGCAAAGGCTTTTGGTACGCTACGGACTCCGCCTTTATGCTTTACAGCACTGGCTCGGCCTGGGTGAAGATCACCGACCCCGCCGGACAGGCATTCAATGTTTACATCAGGAATAGGGGATCTGGCGTTGTCCTTGCTGCTGCATCTGATTCACAGCTTTTCTTTAAAACGATCAAGGCCGGAACGAACGTAACTTTCGATTTGACGGATACGAACACGATCGTCATCAATTCGGCCGGCGGCGGGGGATCACCGGAGGACACTACAAACTTATCTCATCGCATAGACTCCATCGCTGCTAAGCTCAATCCAATACTTTATGTCAACGACTCGGCCGGACTGGCAGGAACAGATTCGCTCACCTACTACGATCCTATCAACAAGGTGTACCATACGAAAGGGAATGCAGCTTTGTGGGGGGAATACCAGCTTGCTACTGGAAAGGTTATCCATCATGGTCCGGATACCTCACTCATGGCTCCCCGACATCTTGTTGCAGATACGGCGGCAGCAATACGTGCCGGTTATATACCAAAAATTTGGCCGGGCGATCAAACTCTGACAGCAAACGGGCATACGCTTAACATTAATAGCGGCTCCTTTTCTTTTCTCAGTGCAATAAATCAGCACCTTGGATTGGACGGAGGCCAAATATTTTTATCCGACAACGTCTTCCCGGCGGCGGCGGGCGGGTATCAGGTTCTGCCTTTTAACCGAGGTACGTATTTACTCGGAGAAGATCAGACAACAAAAACACTTCATATAACAAAGGATTCCCTTAATCTCTTTGATGATGTATCAACTGTATTTTATAAGAATGGGAACGCTTTTATTCGTGGACTCACAAGTGTAACACAAATAGGAGGATCGTCAAGTGCTCCAACTTTCACCACAGGACCGGGTGTACCTCTATTGGGTGGCGGATCGCCCTCGATTTCTGGAAACAATTTAGCGGGCACTTTTACAGTAACAACAGGAACAAGTGGCGGATCGGCCAGTACCGTAATTGCAACAATAACCCTTTCTGCTACTCAGTCCTCAGCAAACTTTCATGTGTTTTTGCAAAGTACAGATGCGAATATTTTGAGTGTCTATGCAAATCCCATATCGACTACTCAATTTCAAATCATATTAAAAACCGGGCAGTCGATGGCTTTTAGTACCACATATTCTTGGAACTATTTAATCATTCAGTAAAATGAGAAAACTACTTTTCATATTTCAGTTGTTGCCGATGTGTCTGCAAGCTCAGGGCGGCCTGCCTGATTACAGTCGGATCACGCTGCCTTCGACATCTCCGACGTCTCCGACGATTTCGGCTACCGGAACTTTTTCAAATTTTGTGACGACTCCAACAGCGGCTTCAACGGCTCAGACAATTTCGATCGGAGGATCCAATCTGACGGCGGCCTACCAAATCACTTGTACGATCACCCAGCTGCAGGTGTCTCCCGATGGAACTACATACTCGGCTTTTCCCTATAGTGTATCGCCAAGTGCCGGAACGGTCAGCACCCGAAATATCTCTTTCCAAGTTCCCACAGGAACCGCGCCTGGTACCTATACCGGTACTGTCGCCTTTAAATCGACCGGCGCTACTGAGATCGATAAGACCGTGACGATTATTGTGGCTTCGATGGTAGCCAGCCCCACTTCTATAACCGGCTTGAATGGAATAGTCGGCACTCCCGGAACCAGCCAGACGGTTACTATAACCTTCAGCACAACCACGCCTGCCGCGGTTGCTCCGACCAATACGGAGATTTCAAAGGATGGTGGTAGCACCTATGGCAGTTCTCAGACCTTATCCGGTAGCTCACCGACGTCGTTGCTGATTCGAACAACAGCTGCGGCAGGAGCAGGGGCGATTTCTGGCACTTTGGCCCTTACAGGAGCCAATGTGACGGCCGTCAACATCCCGGTAAGTGGAACAGTCAGCAGCTCTGCACCGTCAGCCGATTCAATGAAGATCAGCCTGGATACGACTCAGCCACAATCGACCGGGAATTGGACCAATACAAACGCTGATATCGCCACGGCGCCGGGGAATCTAACCTATGTTGGCGGTGTATCCAGCAGCATTACTTTCACCGTCTTCAAAGCAAACTGGACCCCACTTACGGGACACTGTGCTACACCCAATAATGGTAATACCGTTGGCGTAACAGACTCGCTTACCAGATACGTGCCTAACCAGGTCCTGCGCGAGGTTTGGTATAGCAGTGAAACCTCGGGCTCCTATGATGTGACCAAGCCTAAGGCGCAGTTCAGCGGTCTTACGCCCGGCGCATTTTACACCGTTGTTATGGGAGGATCGGCATCGAGTTCTGCGCTTAACATTATTACCCGGTTTTCCTGTACAGGCGCTACCAGTTCACCCGGCTACACTTTCGATATGGAACAGAATACCACGCACGTATTCTACTACAGATTGCAGGCTGACGGAAGCGGAATTATAAAACTATACTGGAACGCGGATACGTTGGGCGGGACTGTCGGGAATACCGCTGCCAATGGATTTGTAATCTTATACACATCATGAGAAAACTGCTGACCATATTCGCCCTGCTGCTTTCTCTCTGCGCTTCCGCGCAGACCGATTATGTTCCCATGACCACCTATGATACGACACTGGGTGTCTTCGGCGGGGTCACCTGGACAGCTCGTATAACCCGGCCTATTTCCGATACCAATGCACGGCCGACATTTATAACGATGCCGGGGGCTGGCGAGGTAGGTACCGACACCAACAATTTGGTTGTTTACGGGCCTCATTATTGGCTCAACAACGGATGGGATGGCGGTATACAGTTGGGCAACGGCCGGCATTTTCCGATCCTGATTACGCTTTTGAGCAGCAATGCAACAGTCAGGGGCAATGTGACCACGGCGGTGATCGATTCGATCCGCCATCGGTATCGCATCAAATGGAGCAGTATCCACTTAGCCGGGCTCTCGCAAGGCGTTTGGATACTGGGTCATATGCTCATTTATAATAGCGCGTCGTCTACCGCATCAATGGACATGATCCGATCGTTTGTTGACCTGGAAGGGGTGACACCCAGCGACAATTTTGCCGGCGATGCCCCGCTGCCTACGCCCTTTGTGACCTGGGCCGGCCGGGGCGGCCGGTTCATGGGTATTTGGGGATCGACAGACAGCCAGGATCGAAATGGTTCAGATAGTACGAAGTCTGGCAGAACCATTCCTGTAGCAATGAATGGATCCTTTCCTGGAACTGGATTTTCCACATATGAGAATTATTCATGCTCAGGCGTAGGAGCAGGCGGTCATGGCTGTTGGAATAATATGTACGATCCCTCAGTGACGGACTGGCTCACCGGCTCTCAGGTGGTGGCGAAGGCCGCGTATACCAATCAGGTAGGGTCTTATTTCAAACCTTCTTCTATTTTCCAATGGATGCTGAGACAGGGCGACACGGCACTGGTTGCTTCCACTCCGCAGCCGGTATTCATTCCCATCCAGGAGGACAGCATCGCCGCCGGCGAATATGTCACCGGCCGAATCTATTCGGATGGATCGCTTTGGACCTTTACGGGCGGGACGGCGCTGTCTGGATCGAACCAACAGGGAAACAACGTCTACATGAAGGTGTCGGGCGCAAATACCTACCGTTATGTGTCCAATACGCTGCATGGCATATCCGCGATTACCAGCGATCGACACCTGTTCTCTTTTGGCGGGAATGACTGCGGACAGCTGGGCCTCGGCTATCTGACGCCTGTCCCCGCGGACGTATATACACCGCAACAATCGACAGTTGACAGTAGCGGCAAAAGCGTCATGGAAAACATTACGATAATCAAGGGTTGCTTCACGGGCAACTTCGCACAGGGCCTCTACATCGTGAAGGCCGGATCAGGCAGCGACAGTCTTTTTTATACTGGTGCCTGGTCGAACGGCATCCGCGGGGACGGTTCAGCCGGCGCCGACACTGTGTCCTCTCCTGTATTGGTTTGGGCACCGGCCGGCCGGCGATTTAAGCAGTTGGTAGGCGGGAAATATGGCGTGGCACTGCTGGATGACGGAACGGTATGGACCACAGGTGCCGGTGGTACGGGATCATCGGCAACAGTATATGCCTTACTCGGCTACACTCCAACGAACAGTGCTACGGACTATCTTACCTGGCACCAGGTTACGGGGTTTGACGCCGCAGACTCCATCAGGTTGATCGCCGGTGGGGATGTTGGAGGAACTATCGCGTTGGGTAAATCGCATTCTTATGTCTGGGGTCCTTTCAACCAGTATCTTGGTGAATCAACGGCGGGGAGCTGGCCGACACCACACAATTCATCAGCCACGCTCGACGCCTTGATTCCAGGCGGCATCCGTTATCTGGCTGCGAGGACTCAAACGTTTCACGCCATATCGACGCTGGATAGCTTATACGGTTGGGGAGACAACGCCTGCGGCACACTTGGCGATGGCAACGAGGCCAACATGACCACGATCGCTAATCCTTATTTCGTCGACCCTGCCGCAAAGTTTGGGCTCATGGTCTACAGTCCGAAAAGGATATCGAACAAAGGCAACTGGAAAGCGGTCTTCGGTAGCCCGCTGTTCGGGTTCAGCACGTTTGCGCTTGATCGGCTGGATAGTTTATACGTTTCCGGTCGCGGTAAAGGTGGTGTATTGGGTGACGGCGTCCAAGAGTGTACGGGTGCAAACGGCTACTTTGATGCCAACCGCCCCAACAGCTTTGACCGCCCCTACGTGACACAAGTAACGCCAAAGGCAATATTAGCGCCGATTCCAACCTATCCGCCCGGATGCGCTAACGGAACTTTCTCGACAAATTGCTCAGTATGCGCCAGGCCGGCCACAACGCTGGTCGCGAATGCAGGCGCGGATCAAACTATTTCCGGTACATCGACGATGTTGGACGCGTCCGGATCAACGGTAGCCGGGGGATCTATTATTTCCTATGTCTGGTCACAGGTCAGCGGATCGCCAGTGGTCATGGATGTTCAGGCAGGTAAGCAGATACATGTTTCCGGATTATCCGGAACGTCTGTGTTCCGGCTGACCACAACCGATAATGGGCAATTCACCTCTACCGACGATGTAACGATCACACAGACGTCCGGCGGGGGAACGCCACCAACGGCAAATGCCGGGCCTGATGTTATCCTGATTGGATCATCGAGCATCACCCTGCATGGATCCGGGGCGGCCGTGTCTCCGGCGACAAGCATTGCCTATCTCTGGACGAAGATTTCCGGCCCGGGAGCCACAACAATCACAGGAAATACTACCGCGTCACCGACGATTTCCGGGCTGCAGCTGGGCGAATATGTTTTTCAGATCAAGGTTACCGACAATCTGAGCAACTTCTCAACAGCTACGATGCACTTGTTTGTGATCCCGTTCACCAATTATCTCACATTTCCAAAACGCGTAAAAACACATTAATGAAAAAGCTACTTGTCCTCTTAACGATGATGATCAGTTTGGCCGCTTCGGCGCAGGTCGCGCCGCTTTCCAATAGCGTCTATTTTTACTTCAACCCATCAAGTAGTCAGCGGTGTCGCCAGAGCGACTCTACGTTGATTTGGTCCACTATTCAAACCAACGCGGTAGTGAACAACATTGCATGGACGCAGATAGCAGGGCCTGCTGTAAAAATTGTTCCTAAAAATTCGTATCTGACTGGAATTGCTGCTGGCTCTGCATTTTGGGTACAGGGTCTTGACCCCGGCATCTATGCTTGGAAATCGGTTGCCACTTCGGCGGCAGGAACGATTGCCCCTGTTTACGACACGCTTATTGTTGTGCCTGATCCTGCTCCGGTACAGCTAACACCCAAAACAGTCACTTTCAACCTGGTCAATGGGGTATGGACTCCAACGTTCACCTTTTAATTCAACGTCTACCTAATACCCATAGCATGGAAAACGGAAGAACTCTTTTTGGAAATATAAACACGCTAATGTCCTGGATGTTCGCAGCTATCAGCCCTTCGGCTATACCCATTGCGCTTAGTTGTATCGCCTCCGTAATGGGATGCGTCAATTATTATTATTCAATCAAAAAAAATAGGCAACCATGAAAAGTTGGAAAACCACAGTAGCCGGCTTGTTGGCTGGTATCCCTGTCGCTATTGACGCGTTAATATCCGCATACAATGCAGGATGTTTCACCGGAAAAACTGGCGTTCAGTTATGGGTAGGTATTGCTATTGTAGTGCTGGGTGTTATATCCAAAGATCATAATGTTACCGGCACCAATAAATGAAACGATGCCCAAAATGCAAATCATTCTTCATTAATAAACACACAAATTTCTATGAGCATTCTCAGTTCAACCGGATTTCTTGGCAAACTATGGGCAGGCATTAAGAGCCTTTTTGTAAAGGCGGAAGAGGTATTACTGCCCGAAGCGATCAGCATCACAGAAGACGTAAATACAGCGATCAAGTCAGGAACAGTTGCCGATGTGGTGAATGCAATCAGTCCTTCGATGGGGGGCATTCCAGCAAAATTGCTAACAGCAGCGCAGGTCCTTGTGCCAAAAATTCTGGCCGCTGAGCTCGGATTGCAGGCGCTTAATTCCGGTGCTACCCCCGAAGATGCGGCAGCATGGGCGCAAAGTGCTATAGCAGCTTTCGCGTCGAAAGACTTTACTGCACAGTCAAAGGTCTGGACCAACCTGGCCGCGTCTCTGGTGATCCTATTCGATGATGGAAAGACCACGAACAAGACGTGGATAGACTGGGCTAACACTGCCGACCAGGCCTTTCAAAAGATTCAGGCTGCAGTAGTGTCTGCGCAAACGGCAATTGCTCCGGCTCCCGCAGCGACAGCAGCTGCCGCATGATCATCGCTGCATTCATAGTATCAATCCTTCTTATCCCGGTCGTCATCCGGGCCGGGGTAAGAATTTTTAACAACTGGATGAATAAGTATTTCTAATGTACAAGAATCTCGTTTTTGAAGGCGGGGGAGTAAAGGGGGCGGCGTACCTCGGTGCGCTGCAGGTTATTGAAGACGCCGGTATTTTGACGGGCATTGAGAAAGTTGCCGGTACATCCGCCGGAGCGATAACGGCCTGCCTGGTCGCTCTGAAATACACAGCGGCCGGAATAAAGACCCTGGTAAATGACCTCGACTTCAACAACCTGGAGGACGGGAAAAACCTGTTCCGGATTCTTGAAACCTACGGAATCTATCGAGGTGATTATTTTCTGAAATGGATCAAGACCGCGATTAAGGCAGCGACCGGCAATGAGGACACAACTTTCGCTCAACTTCGTGCTGCCGGGTTCAAAGATTTGCATGTCGTTGCTACCTGTCTCAACACCCGCGGCATTCAGATATTCAGCGCAGATTCGACGCCCGATGTTATCGTAGCAGAGGCCGTCCGGGCGTCTATGTCCATCCCTATTTTCTTCAAGGCTTGGACATTCAGCAAGGGCATCGAGTCGAAAAACGTGTACGTGGATGGTGGCATGGTGTGGAATTTACCTCTGGAGATTTTCGACACGGGGAATATTCTGAATCCTGAAACACTCGGGCTTTGCCTGTGGGATTACGCCGGGCAGGCAAAAAGCTACCCGGTTCCTTTCGGCTGCATCCCGGATTATATTAAGACGTTATTTGAAACACTAATGACCGCTCAGTCCGACCTGATTTCTGCATCGACCGTGAATGATTTCCGGCTGGTGAAGATCGATGACTTTGGCATTAGCCCTACGGCTTTCAATATTTCACAAGCGGACAAAGACCGGCTCTATCAGTCGGGCATTGACCATACTAAAAAATTTCTATCAAAATGAACCACCCAGTTTGTTCATGGATCAAGCGAAACATTGAGCCAGTGATGATTTCGGCCATCAATCAGGCCAAGACTAAAAGCCCGGACCTACTCTATACTGTAGACTGGCTGGCTGGTATCTGCGTCCGGGAGACGGGCCAGATCATCGCCAAATATCCAAACGGTAGACTGATAGATGTCTCGGCTATTACCCGGGGAGACTTCAGCAAAAGGGATCATGACACAGAGGCCGTGTATCACGGTTATGGCTTCTGGCAGATTGATATCGACAGTTTCCCGGCATTCGTCAAAGCGGGCGACTGGAAAGACCCAGCTAAGACTTGCGTCATGGCAATATCCGTCCTGGAAGACAAGCGAAAATATATTCAGGAGCATTTTCCCGCACTTGCCGGAGACGACCTGGCTAGGGCGATCACTGCAGCGTACAATTGTGGAGAAGGGAATGTGGTCAAGGTCCTGACGGCAAAAGAGGATATAGACGCGAAGACAACAGGCGCAGACTATAGCAAAGCTGTCTGGGGCTACCGAGAAATGTATCAATCACTTTAAACCCGGGGACAGGGATATCTGAACGTCTTTTTATGGGAGTAAGAGCAAAATTCACATGCAATAAGGTAGCACCTTATAGCTACGATGACGGGAAGACTGTGGCCGGTAAAAACATCACTATGTCAGCAGTCATCGCTTACGGAGAGGGCGGTGTTCGGTCGGACGGAAATGAAGGATGGAGTGCTGCGACACCTTCCGGTCAGCTTTTGATCCACATCAGCAACCCCGCTGCCTTCGAGCAGTTTGAAGAGGGTAAAAGCTATTATATCGATTTCACGCCGGCAGAAGCTTAACCAGTGGGCCGGCGCCGGCCAAAATACCAGGAGAAGCCAACCCATACCAAAAGATGGCTGGAAAATATGGCGATGGGATAGTTTCGAAAATGTATTCCAAGAGTAAAACAGAAGTCTATGAAGCTTCTTTTCATAATCGGAGAAGTGGCAATAGTAGCCATCATCCTCATTTTTAACAGAAAAAACAGGCATTTTATGTCAAACACAAGTCAGACCCTCGAAGCAATTGTAGCCCAGCTTTCTAAAGCCAAGGGCGAGATCGTCGGAAAAATCCAGACGCTCACTGATTCTATCAACAACAACCAGGACACACTCAGCCCTGAATCTCAGCAGGCTCTTTCCGACCTACAAACTGTCGCCCAGCAATTGGATGATATTGTTCCGGATGCTCCGGCTGCTCCTGTCGATGGTGGCGATACAACTGTACCTCCTACAGACCAGACTGCAGCGTAAAGAAGCTCTGCTTAGCGGCAGATTTTAAGCAGTTAGTTTTGGTTAAACCCGGCGTGTTTACGCCGGGTTTTTTCTTCTTTACGGGTTCCCGTAAATTATTCTTCTTCAGCCTTTGTACGTTTGACTCATGAAATGCAATCTTATTATAGAAATCAACGAATTGACGGTGCGGGATTACACCATTATTGAGGACCAAGGGCTGATCGATATAGCTTCAGAGAGCAAAGGGATTTCGTTCTCTTATGAGGAGGATGAGGAATGCCCGGGAAAGCACGTGCTGGTTATCAAAGGCAACGACTTAAAGGCTATTCTCAAATTTCTGTCTTTTGTGGAAATCCATGTAAAAATTATCGCTTAACGAGCAGGGCGTCAAAATAAGATCTATCGGGATCACCGGGAAAGCCATTGCGACTAAACTTCGGGATCCAGGACAGTGGACGGTGCGGGAGTTATTCGAAATTGCGACCCTGGCCGGTGTAAAGCCTTGTGTTATCGCTCAGCTTGCCTTCTCCGATTATGCGGAGAAGGAGGATTTTAGGCAGTATAGGGCAAAAAAGGGCCTTCAGGAGGATCGCCAAATGACTGAATGATTTTGAAGTAGTTGGAGGCTCACCTATCGTTTATTTCTTTCGCCATTTCAACTGTTTATATAGGCCAGATTTGAGGGAACAAGCAGTATTATTTCATCCTTAAATCAAGACCATGTCCATTAAATTGAGACCGCCGCTGACTTATTATGGCGGCAAACAGCGGCTGGCCGGAGAGATCACCTCCCGGATACCAGCTGACCACGTTCTTTATGCATCGGTGTTCGCCGGCGGCGCCGCAGAGTTCTTTGCAAAGGATCCCTCCGAGGTGGAGGTGCTCAATGACACCAACAAGGAGTTGATGAACTTCTATCACATTGTCAAGGCCAAATTTATCGATCTGGAGAAGATGATCAAAATCAGCCTGCACAGTAGGTCTCTCCATCAGGACGCCGCGGTAATTTATGCATCGCCTCACCTATTTACGGATATCCAACGGGCCTGGGCCGTATGGATTTTGGCTGCGCAGAGTTTTTCCAGCATGCTGGACGGCAGTTGGGGATATGATAAGATCAGCAATCAAACGTCTCGCAAAGTGGAAAACAAAAAGGCCGCTTTTACGGAAGAGTATGCCATCCGCCTGCAGAACGTCCAACTGGAAAGTGCCGATGCTCTATACATAATCCGGTCCCGTGATACAAAGGATAGTTTCTTTTACTGCGATCCGCCATATTTTAATAGCGATTGCGGGCACTATGGAGGGTATACCCGGGGAAACTTTCTTAACCTGCTGAACTCGCTTACTGAAATTGAAGGCCGGTTTTTGCTGTCTTCCTATCCTTCGGAGGAGCTCTCCGAGTTTACTCTGGCCAGGGGATGGCATACGGTTCAATTTGAACAGAAGGTATCTGTTAATAAAGGCAGCGGAAAAAAGAAAACCGAGGTTTTGACAGCCAATTATCCTATATAAAAAAGCCCGGGCGCTTGCAGCAGCCCGGGTACTTTTTTGAAGGAACAAGCTATTTTCTAACTGTTTAATAAACTGCTTGGATCACTGCGCGAAAAGCTGACCAGGATGAATTTCGAGGGCCTCTGCCAGGAGAACGATCGTGGTTAATGTAGGATTCTTCTTGCCATTCTCAATTTCATTAATATTCCCATAATCAAGGCCTGCTTTATCCGCCAGCTGCCGAGTGCTCAAATGGATCTCATCTCGAAATTCTTTTAATTTCTTTCCAAATTCTTTGATAATCTCCTGCTCTCGACCATATTCCATAGTTGAAAGGTCAATATTTGGCGACTAAATTTTGTTAGGCTACAGCCGAACACTATTTGAAAAAAGTCGTATATTAGCCCTGGTTAATGGTTATGGGTTCGATTGGTGCGGCGGTCCAGCTGCCTGAGGGCAGGGCCGTTTTACTTTTAAGCCGTACTTTCGCGATTCTTCAACATATTTTGAAGCAATTCGCTTTGATTTCTGTCTTGGAAACCTTGGAAATTTTCACAGGCAACAGAATGAAAAGTGAAGAGCCCATGCCTTTGGCGTGGGTTCTCTCTTATCTGTTGCCGGGCTTTCCAAGGGCCTCCAGGACGGGTAAGCTGAGGCCCGCGCCATTGTTTTTTCCGGCGGGTCGTTTTACATAGTCTCTATGTTTTTGCGATAAAGTCTTAAAGCGTGGCCTGCGAGCGGTTTCGTTTCCACAAAATCTCTCAGAAGGCTTGGAGGGCTGGACTGATCAGCAGCTCTTGGCTCCGGACTTCGTCAGGGATGGCTTAACCTGTAGATTTTATTAGTAGCGTTGATTGTAATAACATAACCCCGGACTTGTTTAAGCCGGGGTTTTTATCTTTTGGATTAGGTTGGTTATAGGCGAGATGATTAGTATGCGGTCCGTACCGGGGCGAGAGCTCCGGGCGGTCTTTAGGCGAAAGGATTGTTAACTTTCTTCATCGCCTCATGTTCCCGGCTTCCCCGCTCGACATCGTAGATCTTCACGACCATTGCGGTGCCGCTATGAGCATTCTGATTGGCCGCGACCTGGTCGCCGGCTATTCTGACAGTCTCTGTCGTATTCGAATGTTTGAGGCTATAAAAGTCGGCAGTTATTCCAAGGGGCTTTTTTACATTCCGATGCCAACGCTTGTTTATTTGGTCTGCCCTTATAGGCATCGAGCTGGGTGCCAACCCTTCACCGAAAACATAGTCGTCTTTTCCACACATCTCCATGGCTTCGGTCCAGAGGGGAAGGGCGATGTCTTTTATCGTTGTTTCTACTTCCTTGTAAGATCTTCCCTTTTTTACTACTCGAATGTAGGTTTGCTTCTGGAGATTAACGTGCTTGCCCTGCACTCTCATGATTTCCGTCTCCCGGGCACCCGAATGGAAGAATATATGCAGCAGGCGCCAAAAAGTGCGGTGATTCTTCCAAAGGTGGTCATTGACAATTTGCCGCTGCTCGGGGGTAAGCGTCTCCCGGATCCGCTTGATAGTCTTTTTCTTCTTGATATCGCGGCAAGGGTTCATTTCAATTGCATCAACCTCTCCGATCTCCGTAAAAAGGATCATCAGGTAGGTTCGGTACTTGTTGAATCTGTCAGCGCTCCAGGTGAAGTTGACCGTCTTTTTGAGCTTTTCATCGTAACGGCCGGTGATTTGGGCGCAAGCGTCCAGTATCCGGCGCACGTGCTTTTTCCGGACTTGGCAGACTGGCATCATGTTTAGCCCAGTTCGTTCAATGGCCGTCAACACATATACCAGCATGTGTTTTATTTCCTTCATAGAGTTCGGGTCGCAGGAGCATCCTTTGAACGCCAGCTGCAGGGCCTGGTATAGGGGAGTGTGTTCGTGGAGTTCTCCGGATTGGCTGTACTGAGCCGTGACCAGATTATAGCCTGCTTTGAGCTTTTGCATTTCGTCGCCGAGGAGATGTTCAGTTATCTGGCGCCGAATCTCCGGGTCCTTATAGTCATTCATCCCTTTAATGATACGCTGCTTGCCCTCCGGCTTGTTAACAGGGTCATAAAATCGGAATTGAATGTACCAGTCGAAATTGGTCTTGGAAGTCTTTTGCCAATCGGCAGGGTAGATAGAAGGCGTGCTCATTGAGCATCCCCCAGGGAGGGATATTCTTTCGTTGCGTTTGCGTTTACTCAT